AAGACTGCAATGGCATGGGGTGCAAAATATGGACAAAGTATGGGGCGGCAAGGTCAAACTTATGCTATAATAACTAAGGATTTAAAGACAGGTTTTGTTGGATGGGATATGGTAAGAGAACAATTAGAAACTCTTATTAGATATGCTCATGTTAATGATGATCTCAAGTTCTTGCTAACTCCAATTGGAACAGGATTGGGCGGACAGACAATTGAAGACTTGGAGCATAATATTAGAGATTTTTACTTTCCAGATAATATTATAAAGATATGGGAAAATGAGAATGATTGAATATGTACCAATCAGAATAGCAAAAACAACTCAGCAAATCCTAAGAGAAGTTTATAAAGATATAGATATAAATGAATCTCGATTATCTTTAATTGAAAGAAATCTGCTTGGATTGCCGCCAGAAAATCACAAAGATATACTAGATCAAATTTTTGAGGAATACAATAATGCTACTACAAGCTCCAATTAACAGCTTAGGATATGGTGTTGCGGGATATAATATTGCAAAACAATTAGGTAAGAAGAAAGGCTTACACGACTTTGCTCTTTTTCCAATTGGTCAACCTGAACCAGAATTGTATGAAGATTTGGTTCAATATGACTGGCGAAACAAAGAAGTAGAATTTGATTGGTCTGAAACATGTGTAAAAATTTGGCATCAAAATGGCCTTCATGAAACGGTCGGACGAGGAAATAGAATCGGTTTTCCTATTTTTGAACTTAATAGATTTACCAACGAAGAAAAGCTAAGCGTTGGTAGTTGTGATGGTGTCTTTGTATGTTCAAAATGGGCTAAAGATATTGTCGAAGACCAAACTACGGCACAATATGTTAAAGTTGTGCCTCTTGGGGTTGACCGTTCTATTTTCAATGAAAATAATAATGTATCCAGACCTCCCACTGTATTTTTTAACTGTGGTAAATGGGAAATCAGGAAAGGTCATGATGCTTTACTAGAGTGCTTTGAAAAGGCTTTTAATCAAAGTGATAATGTAGAACTTTGGCTATTGTGTGAAAACCCTTTTATTGAACAAATTAATAAACAATGGATCGATTATTACAAAAATTCCAAGCTGGGAAATAAGATTCGAATCTTACCAAGGCAAAAAACTCAGCGGGATGTGTATAATATTATGAGACAAGTTGATTGCGGAGTATTTCCAGTTCGAGCAGAGGGTTGGAATTTAGAGCTATTAGAATTGTTATCATGTGGTAAAAATATTATTACAACAAATTATTCTGGTCATACAGAATTTGCAGATAGTAAAAATTCTTATCTGGTAGAAATTAATGAACTCGAACCTGCGCATGATGGAATATGGTTTCATGGTCAAGGCGAATGGGCTAAAATTGGAGATCAGCAAAAAAATAGTTTTGCAGAAAAAATGAAATATGTTCATAAACTAAAACAAGATGGTGAATTGGGTTTAAATATCGCTGGTATTGAGACTGCAAGGCATTTTTCTTGGGAAAATACAGCAGAGGAGATATTAAATGGGCTTTGAAACGCCAGAAGATATTCTAAAGCAATACGAGGATGGCTTACAGGGCGCTGTGTGCGACCCTGTTGACATGGCTAAGCTCATGGAAGAGCTGCCAAGACCGTTATATGGAAGCATTGGAAACGAGTTGTATGGCACAGGAAAAGGTATGCTATCCCTGCCATATAAGGCGCTGCAATATTTTTTTCCAGAATTTGGGGCAGATGAGTCACAAACAACAGGTGACTGCGTATCTCATGCCACTAGAAATGCTGTAGATATAACCAGAGCATATGAAATACTTTATGGTCGTCAAAAAGAATCCTTCTTAGCGAGAGGTGCTACTGAACCAATTTATGGCTGTAGAGGTCATGGTGGACAGGGTATGCAATGTTCACAAGCAGCTAGGTTTGTTAGTCTAGTTGGTGGTTTTTTAGTTAGACAAAATTATACAGATATTGGTGTAGACTTATCTAAATATGATTCAAGAATAGGAACTAACTGGGGATCAAGAGGATTACCAGACTCGGTAGTTAAAAAATGTGCAGAACATAAGATGAGAACAGCGTCTAATGTTACTACAATTGAACAAGCCAGAGATCTTTTAGCCAATGGATATGGTTTATCGGTATGTTCAAATTATGGATTTTCAAGCGTTAGAGATAAAAATGGCATAGCAGAGGTTAATGGATCTTGGTCGCACGCTATGGCTTGGATTGGTTGTGATGACACTTACGAACGTTTTAACGAAACATTGTTTTTAGTACAAAATAGCTGGGGGATATGGAATTCTGGGCCAAGAATTTTTGATCAACCAGAGGGTAGTTTCTGGATTCGTCAAAGTGTAGCCGAAAGAATGATTGCTGCTGGAGCAGCATTCGCTTACAGTGATTTTGATGGATTTACACGTAAAATGAACTGGACAAGAATCAAGGAGATTTTTGCATGAAAAACATTATATTATTAGTTGTGGGAATAGGATTAGGATATTTTGCTAGTACGAAAGAATATGAAGAGCCACAATTATACGGAGCTAGAGACTTAAAAACAGAACTAAAAGGAACTGTTGAAAGAGTGAATCTTGCGCTAGACGAATCTGAGAAAAAGAATATAAAGAAAAACGTACCAAAGCCAACTCCTAAGCCAGAAATTACATGCAAGTGCAATGGAACTGGTTATATTGTACAGGCAGACGGCAATAAATCACAATGTCAATGCAGTGCAAATGGGGGAATATGTAAGTGTAAAGCATCAAGTGAACCTACATTGGTGTCACCGCAATGAAAATACAAGATTTTTCAAAAAACATAGCTGCTAATATACAAGATGATAATAAAAATTATTCTTTTGATATTGGTTTAATTGTTACAATTGGATATATAATTGTAAATATAGTACAGCTATTAATTAAATGCAATGTTTTTGGAAGAAAATTGGAAGACAGGATTAAAAATCCGGGTCCGATAGATCAAATATTGTTAAGGAAAGCTATTAAAAATCACCTTCCGCAAGAATATTCGCATCTAAAAGATCAGATTAAAGATCAAATATTATCAGATGTAAAAAATCTTTCAGATGAACAAATTAAAAGTATGGTAATGGAGGCAAAAAATGCAGGATAAACTTAAGAGTCTATTAAAGTCAAGAAGATTTTGGGCTGTAGCTTCAGGTTTAATTGTTGTTGTTAGCAAAGAACTTGGGATTGCAGATCTAGACGAAACACAAGTGCAGAATATAGTCATACTAATTGCAACTTGGGTTTTTGGCGAATCGCTAAGATCTTCGGAAAGCGTAGCTGCAAAATGAGTACGGGTCAAATTGTTATAATTGGACTGGGGGTGATAATGGTTTTATCATCCCTAGATCTATCAAGTTTATTTAATAAAATCCCATCGTCATCACCTTCTCCAGCGGTAAAACCTAAAAATGATTTAATCGCGGTGGTTCAAAAATGGGATGATTTAAGAAATGTATGTATAATTAATGGGCTTACAGAAGCGACAACTAAATTGGATGAAATATTTCCAATGTTGATTAAAGTGGACAAATAATATGAACCTAAGACTATATTTAGGAATAGCTTTAATGGTAGTTGGATTTTTCTGGGATAGCTCTTTTATACTATCCGATAAAAAACCAGCTATTAATAATGAGTATAATACAATATTGAAATTAAAAGCTCCTAGCGATGCTTATTATAATGAATTTAAAAACATTAAAAATTTGGTTGTGGGACCAGATCAGACGTATGATAGAGAATTAATTGCTATATTTCATAACGAAATGGCAAATAGATTAGACAATTACGATAAAGTATCTTCAATATCATTTGAAAATTTCTATTATGATGCTGCAAAATTAGCATTTTCAAATAGAATTAGCAATAAGTATAAAGGTCTTGGAGAAGAAATATACAAAGTCATACTGTCAACTCTTGGTGAAAATGAATCCATTCTTACAAAAGAAGAAATGGGACAATTAGCCGAAAAAATGCGAGCAATTGCTTGGATTTTACTTAATTAGGCTTGACTTTTCTCTATGGGTCTGGTATAATACACTAGACCCATTTTCATAGGAGAATATATGAAAGCTCAATACGAAGCAATAGTGACATTGATACCAATTTTTTCAGATAAAAGATATAACCAAGCAAATCCAAATTATATAAAAGTATTACTTGATGAAGAAGAACAAATATTAAAAAAACCAATTGGATATTTGCATAAAGATATTAAACATTGCTTATCTGAATTGTTTAATGAGTATATTAAAGTTGATTATGAGTGGCCCGAAAAAACATTGGTGAACTGTAGAAAGAATAAGAAAGTAATAGAATTTACGTACTTATCTATTATACCATATATTTCAGGATGCCAAAAGAGGGGTAATATAGTCAATATAACAGAATTTCAAAAACTAATATCGGATAAATACTATGTCGAATCAATCGCAGGAAACACTTCTCAGTTCAGATGAGCCATTCCTACCAAAGTCTTTTATGTTTTTTTGTATCGATAATGAAGGAAGTGTTGCTTTTGAAGCATCATGGGGAGATACTATAGAAGATGTTAAACAATTTGCAACTTTAGTTAGTAACATCACTAATGGTGATTTTAATAAAATGATTGAAGAACAACTAAAATTGCAGTCAAAAGATATGCCAGATGGTAAAAAGAAATTCTCAGCTTTTCATAAAGTGTATTCGGAGTCAAAATCTCCTTCTAATTTAGTAATTGACCCAACAAGAGTGGAGTTAAACTAATGAAAAAAATCATGTGGGAAAACTGGAATGAAAAAGAAATTGAATTAACTGATAATATTGGCGCTTTTGACGATTTTCAAAACGAAGATATTGATGGGGAAGACGGTCTCTCTCAGATGAGAGAAGATCCAGCGTCTATGGGGGCTTTTTTGACTGAGCTAAAATCACCCATTATATATACTCCATTTGGATCAGTGCCATCTGAATCGGTATTAAAGCCATCGGATAGATGGCAGTGTTGGTTAGGATATACAAATTTTGATTTAACTCACAAAATTTCGGACAAAATGAAAGTAGTAAATGGCGTAGAAGCGTTAAGAATAATGAGTAGATACACCTTTTGTATTGGAGTAGGAAAATTATTCAATTTCAGTAATGTCAGGAAGGAAATAGAAGATGTCATCTGTAAATGAGAAAAAATTTGAAGAAGCTGTTAATAATGATTACTACAAAAAGATTATGTATAAAGTCTGCACAGAAAATTTAAAGGGGATTTGCACAAAAGATGAAATGAAATCAATCATGATGAGTACTCTATGGGGATGCGTTCAAAAGTTTGACACAGATAAAAAAGTAAAGTTCTCATCATATCTTTATAGAAGTATGCAAAATAACTCAAGAAGATTTTATAAAAAGAAGCAAAAGCAGAATAAAGATACTGAATTTATCGACAACTTCCACAGCGTCTTGAAAATTGACACAAATGCAAGAGATGAAGCTAGAGATATTTTAATGTCAGTACAAGATTTAAATCCAGAGCTATACAATATTCTTATTCAAAAATTTTATCACGGTATGACAAATAAAGAAATAGGCGAATCAAACGGATATGGTAAAGAAGCAGCTAGAAAAAAACTTAAAAAAGCTCTAGAACTGTGTCGCGAAATTGTGTATAGTAATGTAGGATAAGGAACGTATGCAGGGACAAATAGGAAAAATATATTATGATGATGGTTAATTACTTTTAAAGGAGAACTGCTATGGTTCCAAATCAATCAGTGAATATTTATAAGATCAGCACCGTTGGCGGAGCAGCTTTTACAAGCCAAAGATATGGTGGTGCAATTCTTGGTCTTGCTACAGCAACAACAAAAATCACAAAAGCGATCTTGCTAAAAGACACTAATGCGATTGACCAAACAATCTACCCACTACCTAAGTTACTATCTGGCGCTAGAACTTACAACACAGCTAAGATTCTAAGCGGCGGAACATTCGCATTCAACGATGCAAAATATCGCACATACATCATGTCAAGACTTGCAACAAGCCTTGCCGGTGTATCTAACACATTCTTGCAATTCATGGGCAATGTCAATATTGCACCATCTATCGCATACTATGTCAAAGACCACTATGACAATACCACAAGTTTAATGCGTACAGCTAAGTTCAGCCGCACTGGTTACGGTGTTGCCGGAACAGACGCAACAGCAACCGGATATGCTGGTAAAATCAAGGCTAGAACACCTTGGGTTACAGTTCCAACTGGCACTGCTGGTACAGACTTTGGTACATCTGGATCACTACCAACAAGAGCAGTTCCGGGTCGCCTAGTATTCTTGACAAACTTTGTTAACTATCTACCTGCCACAAGCTCAAACTTCTATAATTACAAACCAATCACAGGCAAGTAATTTAATTAGTCAAAAGGGGGTCGAGTTACGGCTCGATCCCTTTTTTTATGGAGGTGAGTTATGATATCATGGCATGAAGTACTTCCTAATTTGGGTGAATTCATTAATAAAACTGGTTTTCCAGTAGGATTATGGTTAATAACTGGATGGGTTGTTTATAAACTTGGTAAAAAAATATTTGTAAAAATAGAGCCAATAGTAGACGCTCATTTTGAATTAGTTACAGAACTAAAAAATAGTTCCAGTAGAACAACAGAAATACTGGAAAAGCAAAATGAAATACTAGTAAGTAATTTTACTATTCATACAGAAATACTTAATGACCATACTGCAAAATTAGATAACATAATGAAACTCAACCTAGAGAGAAATGAAATACTAGAAGATGCAAAAAAGATAATTCCATTAAATGGAACAATGTCTTCTGTTGCCGGAGCGTCCAATGGAATTAAAAGGTAAGATCGTACAAATCCTGTTGGATGAGCTAGGTTTTTCTCAGGCAGACCTTGACAAAGTGAAGGCGATCTTGGATAATGTGAGTGTAAGAAATGTAGACGGCAAGACATTCGTAGACATTCGATTAAACAAGATAACAGTCGTATTAGAAAGTGATAAGAATGAGTTTTAACATTGGCAAAATCAGAATAACAGAAGAACTTGATAAATATGATGGTGGACTTACAATGTTTAAGTTCAAACAAAATAAAATTGAATATCACTGTCTAGCAATACAATTACTGGATGAGAGAGAAGGCTACCTAGCCTTCTCCCTTCCTAAAAATTTGAGTGAGCTATTTAAGAAAAATCATTATAGCACACAAGCCATGTTTGATCTATTTAAGGAGGGAATTGATGAATTTTACTTCGTTTCATTCGAAGATGAAGACCCTGAAAGTCAAATTATTGAGTATTGCGGAAAAATTACAAAAGAGGAAGTTCTCAAACTCTACAATATCGGATAATAAAACAAAGGACTTTATTATGAAAATCAATATGGAAAAATTAAATCAGGCAGTAAAAAAAGAAATCCCAAATACGGAAAATCTTGCTAACCCTAATGGTTTTTTTGGTTACTTTGAAGAGAAAGAAGGCTATAATAAACTAGTAGCATTCGGTCCTTATGACACTCAATCAAGATTTACTTGGGTTCACAAAGAATATCAACTATGAGACCTGATTGGGATCAATATTTTATGTCAATGGCCCATTTAGCCTCTGTTCGCTCGCACGATGAACAGACGCAAGTGGGCTGTGTCATTATTAATGACAAAAATCATATAATTAGCTTAGGATATAATGGATTTCCGGCAAATACAAAAGATTCACATTTACCAACAGTAAGACCCGGAAAATATCCTTACATGCTTCATGCAGAACAAAATGCCATAAGTAATATGATTATCAAGGCAGATAATTTAAAAGCATACATAACTGCCTATCCGTGTTCAGTCTGCGCTAAACTTTTATGGCAAAATAATATTAGAGAATTAATTATTGATAAAAAGGGTATTATCTATTCAATGAATGAAAATGATATTGCAGTTATTAATTTTCTATTTGACAATGGGTTAAAAATAAGAGAAATAGAATTCGACCAAGACTTATTTAAAAAGCTCGGTCACAAATTAAAAAGAGGATAATTAATGTCAATTAAAGCATTACAAGATTATACATTTGTCGGTAAATACGCAAGATACATTCCAGACAAGAAGAGACGAGAAACTTATAAAGAGAGCGTTGATCGTGTTCGAGCTATGATGCATAAGCAATATGCAGACAAGGGTGAGGATGTTCATGGGATGATTGATTGGGCATATGACATGATGCTCAAGAAAAAGGGGCTTGGATCTCAAAGAGCTTTACAGTTTGGTGGAGATCCAATTTTTAAGCATAATGCAAGAATGTTTAATTGTACTGTATCCTTTGCAGATCGTTTAAGATTTTTTCAAGAGTGTATGTACATGCTTCTGTGCGGCTGTGGTGTTGGATTTTCTGTACAGCGTAAGCATATTAATAAACTACCTAATCTCCTAACTGGCAAATCAGGCAAAGTAAAATACACTATCCCCGATGAAATTGAAGGATGGAGCGATGCGGTAGGGATTTTAATCTCGTCATATTTCGATGCAGATACAGAGTTTGCAGATTATAAAGGTAAAGAAGTAGATTTTGTATTTGATAAAATTCGAAAGAAGGGTACAAGAATATCGGGAGGTGGCAAAGCTCCGGGTGCAGAGCCATTAAAGAAAGCTCTTGAGAAAATTAAAGATATACTTGACAAAGCAGTAGCTCGCGGAGATAGTAGATTGAAGTCGGTCGAAGTGTATGATATCGTCATGCATTTTGCTGATGCCGTCATTTCTGGAGGTGTTCGCAGATCTGCTACTATTTGTCTCTTCTCTCCAGACGACAAAGATATGGCAACAGCTAAGACGGGCAATTGGTTTACAGATAATCCTCAGCGTGGACGCTCTAATAATTCAGCACTGCTAATTAGAGATAAAACTACACCAGAGCAATTTGCCGAGCTAATGAAATCTGTTAAAGAGTTTGGTGAGCCGGGCTTTGTATGGGCAGATGATGAAGATTTTATTGTTAATCCATGTGTTGAGATTGGAATGTATCCTGTAGATGTTGACACAGGTGAAAGTGGATGGCAAGGATGTAATCTTTCTACTGTGAATTGTGCAAAAGTAAATTCAGAGGAAGATTTTTATGATGCAGTACGTGCAGTAACTATCATTGGAACATTGCAAGCTGGATTTAATTCATTCCCATATCTTGGGAAAACTAGCGAAAAGATTTTCGCCAGAGAAGCATTGCTTGGAGTTTCAGGTACAGGATGGTTTGAAAAACCTGATATTTGTTTAAATCCGGAGATACAAAGAAAGGCGGCAGAGCTTGCGAAACTCACGAATAAAAAGGTCGCCGCTGCAATCGGCATTAACCAAGCAGCTAGAGTTACTTGTGTTAAGCCTGAAGGCACTGCCTCCTGTATTCTTGGGACTGCTAGTGGTATTCACCCTCATCACGCTAAACGCTATATTCGTCGCGTTCAAGCGAATAAGATGGAGGCGATCTATCAACACTTCAAGGAAATCAATCCAAGGGCGTGCGAGGAATCTGTTTGGTCGGCCAATAGGACCGATGACGTAATTGCTTTTTGTATTGAAGTACCAGATGGTAGCAAGACAAAGAATCAAATTACAGCTATTGAACTACTTAAAACAGTTAAGTCAACTCAACAAAATTGGGTGTTGCCGGGAACTAATAAAGAACTCTGCACCAAGCCTTGGCTTAATCACAACGTAAGTAATACTATCAATGTCAAACCTGCCGAATGGGAAGAGGTTGAGAAATTCATATATGATAATCGTGAATTTTTCTGTGGTATTTCTCTTTTACCAGTAACTGGTGACAAAGATTATCCTCAAGCTCCTTTTACTACTGTGTATTTACCTAGTGAGATGGTAGCGCATTATGGAGACGGGGTAATGTTTGCAAGTGGATTAATTGAAGTTGCTCTTAACTTATGGGAAGACAACCTTTGGGCTGCTTGCGATAGTTTACTTGGTTTTGGTGGACCGATTAAAGGCAAAGCAAAAGATGCTTGGGTTGAAAGATGTAAAAAGTTTGCTGATAAATATTTTGAAGGCGATTTAAAGAAGTTTACATATTGCATGAAAGATATTTATAACTTTAAACTGTGGACAGAACTCAAGCGAGAATATCAAGATGTTGATTATACTGAAGTAATAGAAGAGTATGATGATACACAACTAGAACAAGCTATGGCTTGTACTGGTGGAGCATGTGAGATTGTATGAGCTTACCAACAATAATTAACTATAGCTTGCACTCCTTAAAGGTACAGGACGCTCCTGTATCTGGAGTGCAAAGTTTAACATTTGATAAAACTGTAAATGTTACCTCAATTCCAACTTGGGGTAATCCATTTGTTAGCACAAATTTGCACAAAAAGCCGAACGTAAGCGTAAATCTTGTAAAATTTATAGCTGATACAGTCCAACCAATTGTATTAGATACAGGTGTGTATCAAAAAACATATATAAGAAATGCCGGAAAGCAGAGTGGCATACTACCATATATGGGGATACATACAAGTCCAGTAGATATTGACATTATTATTTCTGCTGAGCCTGATACCCTAAATAAATCACCTGTAAATAATCCAGTTGGAATTAGATGTAAGGACATGCTACTAAATTCTCTTAGTTATAAATTTAGTACAGATGGTTATTTCACAGAAGAGTGTTCATTTGGAGGTCATTCATTAGAATCTGGTGTAGTCAACTTTGATAAAAAGTCAGAAAGTGCGACATATATACCTCACTCAGGAACAACAAAAAGGAGACCAGACTTTTTTATAAGTGGTGTACCAAAAGAAGTTGCTACATTACTTGCGAGTGGTGCGATACTTACATCAGCAGAGGTTTCAATTAGTTTTGATTATGGGGAATACCCATCATATGGTGGGTTTTATACAGTTGCAAATAAATATGTAAGATATCCATTTGATATATCGTGTACATTTGAAGTGCTAGATAGAACATATTTAAAATATGATAATACAATGGTTGGATTGGTTCCAAATAGCGGATATTTATTTAGGAATGACTATAAAATAAATCTCAATACAGTCGATAGCGAACTTAAAAATTATGAGATTTGCCTTGGTATCACGGGCGTTTTAAGCATAGACCTAGGCGATAATAATTATTTAGCAAGCTCTGATAGAAGTGGAGGTGAAGCAGGTCAAAGTAGTTATACGATCTATAGATTCACTTACAAAAATAGCAATAATGTATTCACCATATCATGAGAAAAAAAATAATGTCAAAATACAGAGAACGCAAAGAAGCTCAAAAGGCAAGAACAACCGCTGTTAGCAATCCACATAGAAAAATTCTACAACCCAAAAGTATAAATCAAGAAAATTATATTATTTCTATGGTGGAAAACGATGTCACAGTATGTACAGGTCCAGCAGGATCTGGTAAATCATCAGTAGCGGTAGGATTAGCTTGTGGCTGGCTATTGGAAAATAAAATCGAAAAGATTATTATTACTCGTCCAACAGTTGAAAATGGCAGAGGTTTAGGATATTTACCCGGAGATAAAGATGAAAAAATACATCCTTATCTTGTGCCAGTTCTCGAAGAAATGGAGCAGTATCTAGGCAAAATGCTGTTAAAAAAATTTAGGGAAACTGGCATCATAGAAATGTGTCCCCTAGAATATATGAGAGGTAGAAACTTTCACCATTCCTTTATGATTTTAGATGAAGCCCAAAATGCAACATATGAACAAATAAAAATGTTCTTGACAAGAATCGGTATGCATTCTCGCGCAGTAATCAATGGTGACGCAGACCAATCAGACCTTCCTCAGTTTTTAAGAGGTGGCTTAGAAGATGTTAGTAAAAGATTATTTGGATTACAAGGTGTTGGTATTTGCCAATTAGATGCAACAGATATCGTGCGTAATCCTATTATTGGTAGAATATTAGAAAGGTTAAAATGAAAAAATTTTTAGCTCCCATAATTGTAGCAGCGGTATTGTGTGGCAATTTAGCTTTATGTGAAGCTCAAAGAACTGAAATTATTGCCGAAAGCGTGGAAATCAATGAAGAATATGTTTATTTTTATGAAATGACAATATCAAATCCAGAACTGTCACCACAAAGAAAAAACGCATATCAAACAAGCTATCGTACTTTTATTACAAGTATGAATAGAGAAAATTATAGGAACAACCCAGAGCTATATTCTAATTTAGAGGATTAATATGCCAGTTTATCATTACAAATGTACCCATTGTGCAAATGAGTACGAAACTTTTCACAGTATCAGAGAGGACATCCGAACCACTTGCGAAATTTGCAAAAACCAAACTTTGCAGGTGGTTTTGGACGGTGCGCCCGTTATAATAAATAAGGAAATCAAGACCATCGGCCAATTGGCAGAAGCGAACGCCAAGAAAATGGGTAGGTATGGACTTGAGGAAAAAATGGCCCAAGATGGTTTGAATAGAAAAATAGAAAATCAGGAAAAGATGAAAGAGGCTAGAAAAATTGCCGCACTAACTCCTGAGCAAAAAACTAAATATATTGAGACTGGAAAATTATAATGAATCGACCAAAAAGAAATATTGGCCCACACGTTGGAATTATAAAACTGAATATATTTGTTCACAGAATGCTACCAGATGGCAGTATCGATCCAGAAGTACTAGATTGCTCAGATGATTTTAAAGATAATAAAATGACTAACCAAGGAGAGATCTATGTACGTGGATTTGATAGATGGGACTGTGTTAAAAAGATCAAAGAGAAATTAGAAGGACTAAATAATGGTATCTAAGTCTGCAACACACGAAGAATTACAAAGTATTGGTATTGAACCGCCGAAACAAACTTTGGTATGGTATCAAGATAAAGCTGGAAAATCTTGTGATGAAAATAAAGCGGTTGCTAAAACTGTAGAAATTCCAACAGAAGATGGAAAAGGCGTGATTATGACGTACCATGTAAAACATGGAAGAGGACAGTTATTTGATCCATATGGAATTGATATGAATAAAACAAACGCATACGATTTCCAATTTAAAAAAGTAGATAAAGATATTTTTGATAATTACGTAAAATATTTAACTACTCGCAGAGAATATTTTTTGACAACTGCTCGCAGGGCTTATATTAATAAAGGAAATTAAAATGGCTAAGAAAAAAGTATTGCCATCGGATGTGCCAAAGCAAGAACCATCTGATCACGATAGTAATGAACAAAATGAAAATACCCACACTTTACCTAATACATATCAAATGTTTGCTAGAAAAAAGGAACGTGGATTTACGGCAATGACAAAAGAAGCGTCAATGAGATCAGATGAAACTGCAATTGATAGAAAAGGTCATATGCCAGATAGAATTAAATCTTGTATTCATAAAATTAGGGAAGATTAATGATTTGCACTGGATATAATCAACACGTATTATCTTTACTAGATAACCAAGAAATTTTATGGAAATGTATATTAGATGATGGAACTCAAGTCTTATCAGATTTTGATGTACCAGATGAAAAAGATCCTTGGACTAGATTAAGAATTTATTGTTATAACAATAACAAAAACATAGTAGAAGTAAAAGCTCTATGTCCGGGTATGCCAGAGACATCCATTTATAAAGATGAAGAAGGTTTAGACAATTTCTTTATCACAAGAGGAGTTACTAAAGACCTTAATGAGGACAACGGTGTTGTGTTCAGATTTATGTGCTTTGGAAAATTAAATGAAGAAGGCTCAATTAGTGTTACAAAATTTTATTGGCCTGAATTTGAGTTAAAACAATCTTCAGAAGTTAGATTAATGACTCCAGAAAACAACGCATTGATGTATAAAAAGCGCAAAACGTGCGGAGATAGCTGTAAATGTCAAAGCAAAGAACAGATCTAAGCAAGTATAAATCCCCATCCACTGGGGATTTTTGCACTCCTGCGCAATATGTAGCAGAATTAATATGTCAAAAACAAGCAAAGCATGAAAAACTAGGCACTCTTCCTTATAAATTTTGGAATACACCAAAGTGGAAAAAGATATATATTAGACAGGTTTCTTTAGCAAATAAACTTATTAAAGAATATGGCGAAGAACCTGTTATTAAATTTGTATCATCAAAAGCAGGATCAAAAACTATTTCGCTGGGCGCTAGGAATGTAAAATCAGAGATAGAAAAAATTAAAATATCCCTTGACAATGCTCCAAAGCGTGATACAATACAAACGGTAGAAACTTCGCAAGCAGTATTCACATCGAGAAAAACATTTGGCGTAAAGACATTAATACAAAGACTGAAAGAAGTAGAGAATGACTGATAAAGAATTTATTAAAAAGTATGGCGAATATGTAACAACTGGAGATAAAATCCTTGAAACGAAGAGGAATTACAAGACAATATCAATTAGCCCTGCTATTGATTTGGCTCTTGGTGGTGGTATCAAAGAAGGTTCTTGGATGATTCTTTCTGGTCCTCCAAAAGCTGGAAAAACTACAACAACAATGCAAATTATTGCAAACTGCCAAGCTCTTGGTCGTAAAATTATTTATTTAGATGTTGAAGGTCGTCTAAAAGAAATGAATTTTGAAGTACCGGGAATTGATCCATCTCTAGTGCAAGTCATTAAATCCGGTGATGAGCCATTGGCAGCAGAGACATTTCTAGATATTGCAAGAAAGCTAATCTCAGATAAAGAAAATGAAGGATGTGTACTTGTTATTGATTCAATTTCATCACTTATTCCATCTCGTGATTTAGATGAAGATATCAGTGGCATGACTAGACCGGGCCTGCCAAAAATCCTATCTGATTTCGTTAAAAAAACCGGACAAACGGTTCCTAATCAAAAGTGCTTGGTGATTATGATTACTCATATGATTACAAACACAAGTGGCTATGGTAAGTCAAAAATGGCCGATGGTGGCGTTAAAATTCAATTTCAAGCCGATACACGCATGGAAGTCAAGAGCGTATCTCCTTGGGAATCTGCTGGATCTACAAAAGAGCAGAAAAATGTAATTGGATTGAAAGTAACGTGGGATATTTTATGTTCGTCAATTGGCGCACCATATAAAACATGTGAAAGCTGGATTAGATTTGGTCATGGCATTGATAAAGTACAAGAGATTTTAATGATTGCTATTGATCTCGGATTAATATCTGTTGCTGGATCTTGGTATAATCTTGACTTTATTGAAAGTGAAAAAATCAAATTACAAGGTCAGGAAAAGGTATATAACTATCTAACGGAAAATCCAGAATTTTACACTTTACTAGAATCTAAAGTCAAGGAAATGCTATATTGAAAATACTTGGATTAGATGGGAAAGAATATTCTTGGGTTCCAAGCAACAATATTGTAGAAACTGAAAAAAGGTCGGGTCTACACAATAAAGCCCGACAACTTCTTAAAGAAAAATATCCCAACGATAGGATATTAGAAGAGCTGGTGCTACCCGGAACAAAAACAGAAACAAGAAAATCCACCCTAAAGGCGGATTTTTTTATTCCAGTCAGATCCTTAATCATAGAAGTTCATGGGCAACAACATACTGAGTATAATAATTTCTTTTTTGCAAATAAAATGGAATTCTACAAAGCTCAGGCAAGGGACAGAGATAAAAAACGATGGTGCGAAATCAATCAATTTGAAATTATAGAACTCTTTCATAATGAAAGTATCGAAGAGTGGAGAGATAAAATATGGAAGAGATAGATGAAAGAATAAATAAATTTCACAAAGGTATTGACGATTGGATTGAGAGCAAGAATATAGACTATGGCATCGACTCTTTTGGTGACAAAGTATATGAGGTGAGTAAAATTTTACATTTAAGCAGAGACGAGCTAAAAGCTATGTCCGCTGTAGACTGTCAAACTGCAATATTTTTACTTAACCAATATTGGTCTTACTTAAACACGTTGCTAGCAAGAGAAAAAGCTGTTAAAACATGGGCTGATCAGGGCATATGGTATATCATTACAGGTATGCAACATGATAAATATTCTAAGTGGGAAGAAAAATATCACATGTCAATTCGAGCAAGCCCAATAGGTATAAAATTACAAATTTTGAAAACAACGGCAGAAGCTAGAATTTTAGCAACAGAAGCTACTGCTGGAAGGCTAGAAACTGCTATCAAAGTACTAGAAAACTTATCAAGGAGTAAAACTTATGACAAGTCTTAAAGAGCAGGCAAAAAAAATAATTGCAAAAGGAAAACTTCTAAACGATTCAGAGTTGATCAGGATGGGCTTGGATATGCTTGATGGCATCGACGAACCCGATATTGTTAAGGAAGAAACTCCTGTAAAAGTATCAAGCTCTTCAAATTTTATGGATCAATTTAGAACAGAAAATAAAGCACCGATTGATACTAAATATGGAAAAAAGGTAGCTGTAAATGTTTCTGGTCGAATTAATGCTTTTGAGGATAATAAAACAGAAGCTGTAGAATTAATTGGAAAAACGCCAGACTTTACTCCTGCTCCAAGGAATAGAAAATCTAAGGTTGTTAAAGCTATTTGTACAGTATGTAATAAATCAGAAGAAGTTAATGAAATATTTGTACAGGGTAGAGAATTTTATCGTTGTGAGTCGTGTCTACTAAAGGGGAAATTTTAATGTCAGGATTTGGAGGATTTTCGATGGCAAATTATGATACATATGTTAGCTATGAACTACCAGTTAAATTGCTTACAGAAACTGCAAAGCTACCAGATAAAGCTAATCTATTTGACGCTGGATTAGATTTATACTGCGACGAAGAGTTAGTATCTTTAGCTCCCGGAGAACGAAAATTAATTTCTACAGGTATCGCTATGGCAATTCCAAAAAGATATGTTGGCTTGATTTGGCCAAGATCAGGTCACGCAGTAAAGGGTGGGATTGATACTTTGGCAGGCGTAATCGATTCTTCTTATCGTGGAGAAGTAAAAGTTCTTTTAGTAAATCACGATGGAAAGGTCCAATTATTCAGAAAGGGCGATAAAATTGCTCAAATTCTGATTCAGGCGATTGACGACTTTACCCCCGTAGCCTATAATGATTTGGGAGATACGTCTAGAGGCGACAAGGGATTTGGGAGTTCAGGAACTTGATATATCTAAAAGTTGGGTTTATACTATTTATAGCATTCTATTGTATATCTGTATATAGAATCATTAACGGAGCTATTATTGGAGATATTAATGATAGAGATTGTATTTAGTTTAACCTTCATTTGGCTCATAGGTTTATTCTTATTTTTAGTTGTATATGATATCTATGCAGTTACAAAAGGTAAACCAACAGTTAGTTGGGCTGTTTTTGATATCAGTCGTAAATGGCCGATAGTGCCATTTTTATTTGGATTCTTAGTCGGTGGATTGGCAGGTCATTTTTTCTTTCCAATCCCCATACCAGCAGGACAATAATATGAATACATTAGTTACACTCGCTGCAATGTCAATTGGTCAAATTTTTACCATCAATCCACAAATTCCAGTTGTAGTTCAGCAACCACAACAAATTGTGGTTCCTTATGTAGTGCAGCAACCACAATACGTTGTTATTCCACGACCAGTTTATGTACCTGTACAGGTTCCGGTTTATCAACCTGTATATTACACATACCCAATTTATAGAATTTACCCTTGAGGGCAATCAAATGAGCGAAAGAAACCAATTAAATGCCTATAATCATTTTGAAGCAATTAAGAATGCAGTTGCTCAACTTGAAACAATCCACGTTTATGAAGTAAACTCCCGCCAATTTGGCGATGCAGATACACCTTCACTAAAGGCTGAAATCGCAGATCTTGACAAGAAAATCCTTGAATATGAGCTTCAGCTAGCAGATTTACATAAATATACTGAAGAACTGGAAAAAACCAATAAAGTTCTACTATCTGCTAACAATACACTTATTGAAACAAACAGGGCGCTAAGCCAAAATCACGAGGCCATTCAAGATACAGCAGAAACACTCTCTGACGCATACAACAAACTACCGCGAATTGTAAAAAAACTATATGGAGTAAAGTGATATGAGCCAAGCTGTACTAGAAAATTTACCAGTTGAACGAGCAGTCTTGGCTGGCATTTGCCAGTACGGCTTGGAAGTTTATGTGGAATTGGACTTCTTGCAACCAGAGTATTTTAGCCATGAAATTAATCAGGTAATTTTTACATGTTTGCAAGATATTATTAATTCAAATCAAAATATTGAATTATCAAGCCTGTTCTCAACAGCAAATAAATTGGGTGTATATGAATTAATTAACAAGACGACCGAATTGAGTTTTATTCGGTCGTTATTTAATTTTCCAATAAACAAAGAAAATATACCAAAATTTGCGGCCAAACTGACTAAGCTAAAACTAGCCAGAGATATCAAGAGAACTTTATCTATCTGTGATAAGTCTATCGGCAAAATCACAGGAGATGAAAATGTTGAAGATATTATAGGCATGATTGAAAATCCAATCATGGAAATAACTTCTTTAGCGTATAAGGAACAAAACAATAAAACTGTTCTACTTGGAGAAAATATCAATGAGTATGTTGACTATCTAATTAATAATCCAACTGAGTATCTTGGAATACCAACTGGATTTCCTAAATTAGATGAAGCTATTGGAGGTGGACTGAGAAGAAAATCAGTAACATTAATTGGCGCTAGAACTGGCGTTGGTAAAAGCGTTATTTCAACAAATGTCGCCGATTATGTTTCTGGTAAATATAACATACCTTGTCTTTATCTAGATACAGAAATGGATTTAGGGGACCAAAGAAATCGTATGCTTGCTAAGATAAGCGGCATTAAAATTAACGATATTGCGAAAGGTGCTTTTTCTAAATCTTTTAAGGATACTGAAAAGGTAACTCAAGCTGCAAACTACTTAAGTAAAATCCCTTATCACTACATATCAATTGCTGGACAACCATTTGACAATATTCTAAATATCATTAAAAGGTGGATACATCAATATGTTGGATTTGATGAAAATGGTAGAACAAATGATTGTTTAGTAATCTATGACTATTTTAAACTTATGAGTTCTGCTGGACTTGGTGCTGCTATGCAAGAATATCAAGCATTAGGATTTCAAATCACTAAGATGAACGATTTCTGTATTAAGTATGATATCCCATGCTTATCTTTTGTTCAGCTTAATAGAGAAGAAGAAATTGCACAATCGGATAGATTACAATGGCTTGCTTCTACTGTGTTAAAATTTCAAGTTAAAAGTGACGAAGAAATGGCTGATGATGGATATGAAAATGGAAATAGAAAATTTGTTATTGTTAAGGCTAGACATGGAACAGGTTTAGATTATGGAAATTATATCAATGTCAAAATGAATGGTCCAACAGCTAAATTGACTGAATGGTTTACAAGAGATGAGATTAAAAATGGAGCGGCAGCAAATGTCTCTGAAAACAACGACAACTTCGAAATACGAGAAAGTGAGTCGGGAGAAGATTTATTCAATCTGTAGTGAACTATCAGATAGAGTCCCGTCTCTAATGCAAGCCTTAAATATCGATTTTATAGAATTTCCGAATCGAGTAACTTTCCCATGTCCTATTCATGGTGGAGATAACAATGAAGGGGCTTGTATTTTTATAGATGGATCTAAAACTAAAGGTAATTGGAGGTGTTGGACCCATTGTTGCGAAAAAGACTTTGGTCAAAATATGATTGGTTTTATCAGGGGTGTATTATCTAAAAAAGAAGGAAAAGAAATTAGCTTCTATAAAGCTCTAAACTTTTCATTATCTTTTTTAAATAAAAAGATTCTTGATATTCCAGAAGAAAAGATTAGCGAAACTATTTACGAAATCAATAAAATCAATGAGATCGTAAATAGAAAACCAGAAAAAATCAATCTTAATCTCTCTAGAGAACAAGTCATTGAAAATTTGACAATACCATCTAATTACTATATAAATAGAGGCTATTTACCAGAAACCTTAGTGGCTTTTGATGTTGGAGAGTGTTATAATCCTAATAAGCAAATGAACAATAGAGCAGTCGTTCCAGTCTATGATATAGATGGTAGCTATGTTGGTTGCACAGGAAGAGCAATAAGTGATGACATAAAGCCCAAATGGTTTAATAGTAAGGGCTTTAAAAAAGCTCTTTATTTATATGGTATATCAGTAACTATGCCATACATTAAACAGACAAACACAATTGTTCTTGTAGAAGGGCAGGGTGATGTTTGGAGATTGTATGAAGCTGGAATTAAAAACTGCGCTGGAATATTTGGATCTGATTTAAGTGAAGACCAGTTAGTTGCACTAGAGGAAATGTCAATCTTCAATGTTGTAATATTAACTGATACAGATGAAGCTGGTGAAAAAGCTGCCGAAAGTATAAAAAATAAAGGTGGAAGAAGATTTAATTATTATAGGCCCAAAATTTCTAAAAAAGATATTGGCGAAATGTCTATTGAAGAAATAAACACAGAACTCAAACCTCAAATAAAAGGATTATTTTAAATGTCAAGAATTTTAGCATTTTCTGGTAAAAAGCAGTCGGGTAAAAATACACTTTGTAATTTTCTACATGGTTATCAACTAAAGTCATTTGGGGTAATTGACGGTTTTGAAATTACAGAAGATGGCAAACTCATTATTGATACAATGATTAAAGATGACAATGGAAAAGATCAAAGAGGAAAGGGTGAAGTTGATGTAACTCGCACTGATATTGAGTTTTCAATTTGGGCTATGGATAGCGTTTGGCCTTTCATTAAACATTATGCATTTGCCACAACATTAAAAGAAATAGCAATTGGTCTATTTGGAATTGACAGAGATTTGCTTTATGGCACTGACGAGCAGAAAAATACACTAATAAACTACAAATGGGAAGACATGCCAACAAAGGTAAAAGGCAAATCCGGACAAATGACAGCTAGGGAATTTATCCAATATTTTGGTACAGAAGTTTGCCGTAAAATTTATCCAGATATTTGGACAGATAAAACTATTTCCGATATTACTACAGAAGAACCGCATTTTGCCGTAGTAACAGATGCAAGATTTGAAAATGAAATTAAAGCAATCCAAAATGCAGGTGGCAAGGTAATTAGACTTACGAGAACTGTAGATGATGAAGATGCCCATGCTAGCGAACTAGCCCTCGATAGTTACGATGGTTTTGATGGAGTTATAGACACACAAAACCTTAACATACAAGAGTCGTGTGTCAAACTACTAGAACTGATGGATGGATGGGGATGGTTCTCTAACGAAATAGTCATACCTCCTAGACGCGAATCTTTTGATCGCAAGAAGAACGTAACAACTATTAAATGATCACTACATATTTTAGAAGTTCCAGTTTAAATAACTGGAAATATTGCGAGCTGCAATATTTTATGACGTATGTTCTTGGTCACTACTCGCCTTCAGGTAAAAAAGCAGACTTAGGAACTATTACTCATGCGGTGTTTGAAACACTAGCTATTTGCAAAAAGAGAACTCAGTTTAATAAAAGAAATACAATGAAAGTCACTCAAGAACCCTTGGGTGATTTTTCTTTCACAGATAGTGAATTATATACTGATGATTTTGTGAATTACATATTGGGTCGTAGTTTTGATTATTATCAAAAAAATTGCACCCATAATAATTTTACGCAAAAAGATTATGAATTTTGTTATAAAATGGTATGGGATACGCTTGCTTATAACAAAGGACAGTTTGATCCGCGCAACCGTAAAATTATAGACACAGAACCTCATTTTGATATACCAATTAATGAAAGCTGGGCAAAATTTGATTATACGTTGCCATCAGGTGAAAAATTATCTGGAAATCTGGCAATAAAAGGCACAATCGACCTTGTAACTGAGCTAGAGGATGGTACAATTGAGGTAATCGACTGGAAAACGGGCCAAAGGCTAGACTGGGCAACGGGCGAAAAGAAAGATTATGATAAGCTCATGAAAGATACTCAACTATTGCTATATCATTATGCAATTAGTAAAATGTATCCTAAACATAGACATTCTATCATGACTATTTTCTTTTGTAGAGACGGTGGACCATTCTCATTAGCTTTTGACAAAGAAGATGATGCTAATTTTATAAAGTATCTAGAAAAAATGTTTAAAGAGATTGTATCTAATCAAACTCCAAAACCAGTTTCTAGAGAAAGAAGTAGTTTTAAGTGTCAAAAACTTTGTCATTATTATAAAACTAATTGGCCCGGAACAGACACTACAATGTGTCACTATGTTGAAGATCAACTAAAAACTATAGGAATGCACGAAACGGTTAAGAATTGTTCTAAACCGGGGTTCACAATTGGAAAATATAAAGATCCGGGGGCGGTTGAATGAGGATACCAGCTATTACTACTCACTATTCATTATTAAAAGGGTTTATCAAACCCGATGAAGCAGCTAAGAAATGTAAAGAGCTTGGCTACACACATTGTCTACTAGCTGACGATAATTTAAGTGGTGTTGTAGACTTTTTTAGCTGTATGAAAAAAGAGGGTATAGTTCCCATCATTGGCTGGAAAGCTGATGGTGGTTACTATATCGCAAAAACTTTATTAGGATATAAACTTCTAATCAAACTTGTGTCAGGAGAAAATATAGTTTATACTGATAAAGACCTCCAGTTCTATAACGAAGGTGAGCTTTATTTAATGGAGGTTTGTTATGCTGAAGAAAAAGACGCTATTCTTCACAGAATTGTACTTTGCTCAGGTTTAAAAACGACTCTTAAAAAATCAAAAGAAGCTAACCTTGGTGAATTCAAGAAATATTTTGACTCAAGCGGTTACTATTTTAAATCAAAAGATACCTTAATAACTAGAGATTACTCTAATAATAATAAGCTAATTTTATCTTTGGAAGATTATACAATTTTTTCTAAGCCAAAATTACCAAAGGTTGATTGCGGAGGAATCCCAGAAGATGAATATTTAACCGAACTATGTCGCCAAGGTTGGCGTAAAAAATTGATGCACCTAAAAGGGGAGCAAAAGCAACAATATGCAGATCGTATAAAATATGAGCTATCTATTATTAATGGATTTGGACTGTCTGGTTACTTTTTAATTGTGCAAGACATTATTGATTTTGTACGAAGAAATGGATGGTTGCCGGGTCCGGGACGGGGTAGTGCAGGTGGATGCTTAGTTTCATATTTATTGGGAATTATTGATATTGATCCATTGAAATATGATTTACTATTTTCAAGATTTTTAAATGCTGGTAGATTTAGCAAAGACAATATATCATTACCAGATATTGATATGGACGTACCTTCTATTTATCGCGATGAAATTATTGAATATATCAAAAATAAATATGGCAAAGATCGTGTATATCAAATGATTACTCTTGGTCGTCTTCAAGGTAGATCAGCAGTAAAAGAAGTTGCAAGAGTTTATGGCAATATTTCTTATACAGAACTAAATGAACTAACTAAGAGTTTACCCCAAGAAGCGTCTATTTCAGACGAGTTAGAGGAAATGGATGTGAAGTCGGTGATTCTATGGACATTAGAAGATGACAGAAGAAAAGAATCTGAAATGATCGCATCTAGAGAAAAACTAAAACAACTTTTGATAGCTGAGGGGGGATTGAGCGATAGCGAGATAGATACAGCATTAACGAATAAAATTCCAGACAAGAGAAAGCTGCATAAATGGTGTAAGATAGATCAAGATGGCAATCTTTCTGGGGAGTTGTCAGATTTGTTTGATTTGGCTATAAGAATAGAAGGAACTTATAAAAGTCAAGGAAAGCACCCAGCCGGTGTGATTATATCAAATGAGGATTTAATCAATGACGCTCCATTAATTAAAGATAAAAATGGAGATAATATTGTAGGATTTGAAATGTCTGATCTTGATAAAGTCGGACTGACTAAGTTTGACGTTCTTGGTATTAACTTATTAGATAAGATTATGGAAATTACAAATGACGAATGAAAAGTTTTTGGATTATGCTACAGTAATTAGAGATGGTAATGATATTGACTATAAAGATTTGAGTTTATCAGATCTAAGGAATCATGTACCTTGGTACAGAGGAAGGAAAGCTGGAATTTATCAGGTACACAATAATAAATTTTCTCAAATATATCACGATTTGAACGAAGCAATCACAAAGTTTATTGAATTGAGAGGAACATATGGCTCTAAATAATGGTCGGGATTATATTGTATTTGACTTTGAAACTGGTGGCAGAAATCCAAACAAATGTCAATTGACGCAAATTTCAGCTATTGTGCTTCATGGTAAAAAGTTGACTCTCCAGCCCGGTGGAGTCTTCGACATCGAAGTAAGGCCCGAATTTGACGACGAGAAGGCTATTGCAGCAGGCTTTGATCCAGTTGAACAGGGCGCTTTGGATGTTACCAGAAAAACACGGGAACAGCTTGAAAAAGCGGTTGGACCAAAAGTTGCATGGCAACAATTTAGCGCATTTGTTAATAAATTTAATATGAAGGGATCTCCGTACTTTGCTCCTATTCCAGTTGGATTCAATATCAACAACTTTGATATGCCAATCATCAATCGATATTGTAATCTATATGGCCCAAAGGATGAGAAGAATGACAAACAAAAGCTAGTTCATCAAATTTATAAAGTAGATATGATGGATGTTTTATTTGGGTGGTTTGAGGATAATGACGCAGTACAAAAGTTGAATATGGATTATTTACGTGGGTTTTTTGGGTTCTCAGAAGAGAGCAAAGCTAATGCACACAACGCTCTATCAGATGTTGTTGACACTGCAAATATTTTTATTCGCTTTATGAAATATCATCGTAAACTAAATAGCAAAACCACATTTGAAAAATCTTTTGCCAATTCTCCTATGGATATTGTACTATAAAAATAAAGGACATTTAATGGTTGCCATTAAAGATATCAAAAATTTTGATGATGAAGCGACTTGGAATTTGATTTGCAGCGGTAAGACAAAGGGTATTTTTCAATTAGAGTCGGGTCTTGGTTCTGTTTGGGCCAAAAGATCACAACCTCGTAGTATTGAAGAGTTGGCCGACCTTGTATCTATTATTCGTCCGGGAACGCTAGAGGCTGAACTGGACGGCAAATCAATGACCAAGCACTACACAGACCGAAAAGCTAAAATTGATGAGACTAAATATCTTGATCCGGCGCTAGAACCGATTCTTAATAAAACTTATGGTATTATTGTATACCAAGAGCAAGCTATGCGTATCGCTACTGATATTGCGGGGTTTACACCAGAAGAGGCTGACTCATTGCGTAAAGCTATGGGTAAAAAGGATGCGGCTCTTATGCAGGAAATTAGAACTAAGTTTATTAATGGCTGCAAATCTAAAAACATTGTTACCGATCAGTCAGCAGCGCAAATCTTTGATTGGATTCAAGCGTCAGCGCGATATTCATTCAATAAAAGCCATGCTGTTGCTTATGCTATTAACGCATTTGGATCTGCTTATTGTAAAGCCCACGATCCACTAAAATTCTTTGAAGTTTATCTGAACAATGCTTGTCACAAGCCAGAAAAACAGATTGAAATTAAAGAATTGATTATGGATGCCAAATATCATGGCATAGAAGTCCTGCCACCAAGGTTGGACTTTTTTTATCGTAGATTTACAATGAACAGGGATAAGAATGTAATCTATTTTGGTTATAGTAATGTTAAACATGTTGGAGAGGGTGAGCAAGAAACATTAGCTAAAGTTGTCAGTGACGCTGAAAAGATTTGCAAAAAACCTATTAATCAATTTAATTGGCTTGATTGTTTATTTTTGATAGGCAATGAGATTAAAAAGAATGCATTCATATCAATTATTAGCGTTGGAGGTTTAACCGGAAAAAACAACCAAATATCAAGAAATAGAATGATATTTGAGTTTGAGAATTGGAATAGATTATCTCCAAAAGAACAAGAGTGGATGTTAAATTATTGGCGACATACTACAAATATGGCTAATGATTCTTTTGTAAATTTAGTTAATTTAATGATTAATAACAATCCAAAAATTACATCGTCTAGAATGAAATCTGTGATTGATATTTATCAAACATTACAAAATCCTCCATATTCATTGGAAGATGATCACTCTTGGATAGCTGATATTGAACAGAAACTGATGGGATGCGCTTTAACATGCTCTAAAACTGACATCGTTAATACAAATTTACCATATGAAGTAAATGTAACATGTTCAGAAATTTCAAAGGGTGAAATTAAAGGAATGCAAGACGCTTGTATTGCAGTTACACTAAATGAAGTTAAGGAATATACAATTACAAGAGGCAAGTCTATAGGAAAAACTATGGCTTTTATTAAAGCAGAAGATGGTACAGGAGAACTTGATTCTATCACTTTATTTTCCGAAGAATTTGAGAAAAATAAGAAGTTGCTTTTTGAAGGAAATACGGTATTATTATTAGGAGAGATACAAGAGAGAAAAGACAAATCGCTTGTAGTTAAGGAAGTTTTTCAAATTTAGGAGTTTTGATTTTATGAATTGTTGTCACTTTGTAGGAAAATTGGCTGCTGATCCAGATTTGCGAGAAGTTAACGGAACGTATGTTGTTAATTTTTCATTAGCGGTAGAAGATTACCGTAAGGATAAAAACGGGGAAAAGCATCGCCAAGTTAATTTTTTAGATTTTGAAGCATGGGACACAGGAGCAACAACTATCGCTAAATACTTTAAAAAGGGCGATATGTTGATTATTGATTCTGAAGCTAGACAGCATAAGTGGGTTTCAAATGAACAACAACGAAAGAAAATTGTCTTTCGTGTAAAAACATTTAAATCGGCTGTACAAAGACCAGAATTAGAAGGATAACATATGAGAAAGAAGAAAATTCTCTTTGTAACGGAGGCTTCATTCCATCCGACAGGATATTCTGTCTATACTAAAGAAGTATTGACAAGATTAAATAAATATCCAGAATTTGAAGTTGCCGAATTGGCATCTTTTACTGGTCCAGAGTCACCAGAATTAAAAGATATACCTTGGAAAGTCTATCCAAATATTCCAGCAGCAAATAATGAGTATTTTCATCAAATCTATAACTCTTCTATGAGTAATAAATTTGGAGAATTCGCTTTTAATCACGTTGTTCTTGATTTTGAACCAGACTTCGTGATGGATATTAGGGACTGGTGGATGTTGGAATTTGAAGAAAGGTCTCCATTTAGACCATTTTTTAATTGGGCTATCATGCCAACAGTAGACGCAGAGCCGCAAAATGCCACTTGGATGGATACATACTCATCTGCCGATGCAGTTTTTGCGTATTCTGAATTTGGAAGAGATACGATGCTAAAACAGCATAGCGATATCAAGTTTGTTGATATTGCATCTCCATGTGCAAGCAATAGTTTCTTTCCGGTAAAAGATAAGACATTTTTACGGAAAACCTTTGGCGTTCCCGAAAACGCAATAATTTTTGGAACTGTGATGCGAAATCAACGAAGAAAATTATATGCAGATCTATTTAAATCATTTAAACTATTTTTAGATCAAAATCCACTTCTCACAAACTGTTATTTATATTGCCATACGACATATCCGGACGTTGGATGGGACATTCCAGAGCTAATTAAAGCTAATGGACTATCTTCTAAAGTTTTGATGACGTATAAATGCAGAGGCTGTGGAAAAGTAGACTCTAGAATATTTAGTGACGCTGTAGCATTTTGCCCCGTATGTAATGCATTCTCATCTGCTTTGGTTGGAATTAGCAATAAAATAGATGAAGTGGAATTAAATAGAGTATATAATTTATTTGATGTATATATTCAATGGGCAAATAGCGAAGGATGGGGAATGCCCCAGCTAGAAGCAGCATATGCAGGACTTCCGGTTATATCGGTAAATTATTCTGCGATGGAATCACTAATTGCAAATATCCAAGGCATCGGAATTAAACCCCTATCTTTCTATAAAGAGCTTGAAACGGGGTGCAATAGAGCTGTTCCAGACAATCAAAAATTAGCAGATACAATTAAAATGCTTGCAACTGATCAATCAAAAAGATCATATATAGCAAATAAATGCTACACTAATTCTAAAAAAATATATAACTGGGATTATACTGCTGAAACTTGGGCTAAATATTTCAAATCTACACCAGTTAGAGATAGATCTGAAACTTGGGCATCGCCTTCTAGAGTGTTTAATCCACCAAGAGAATTGCCAAAAGAATTAAATAATTTACCGCCAGCAGATCAAGTTAATTGGTTATTTTATAATGTTTTAAATATGCCACATTTGGTTAATAAATCTATGTGGAGAAGAATGTTAAAAGATTTAACCTATAGAAGTTCTGTAACTTCATCAATTCCGGGATATTATTATAATGATTTCTCACATCCAGACTTGGAAAAAAGGTATGAAGAATTTAATATTGAAAAAGCATTTAACACATGTTTAAATATGCGAAACGCTTTTAATCAATGGGAAATTAGACGATTAGAAATGATTGGGAAAAAATGAAAATACAATATATTGGAAATTTTACCGATGGAACAGGATGGGCTAAAGCGTCAACATACAATGCGTTGGCGCTATCATCCGCAGGATATGATATATATTGCAAAGAAGTAAAATATAATAAAAATAAAGTTATTCTTGAAGAACAAATTCTAGAATTACTAGCTAAAGAATCCACAAATTTTGATGTTGTGGTACAGCACGTTTTACCAAAAGACTATCAATATTTTGGCGGTGTGAAGAACGTTGGGTTTGTTGCTTTAGAGTCAATCATATTAACTAATGTGGTCTGGCTTAAAAATTTAAATATGATGGATGAGATATGGGTTCCAAATAAAGAGTCTAGAGATTGTTTATTTAACTCTGGAATAGCAGTTGAGAAGATTAAAATCCTTCCTCATACATTTAACTATTCTAAAATAACCAACTCTAATAATCCAGCCTCAATCTCTCAACTAAATAATACATTTAATTTTGTATTTATAGGGGAGTTTTGTAAGAGAAAGAATCTAGAGGCTTTACTAAGGGCTTTTCACGGGGAATTTGACTACGTTGAGCCGGTAAATTTATTTATTAAAACGTCATCTAATATAGAAACTCTTAATGAGTTTAGAACAGACGTGCGAAAAAGAATGAAACTAGGGAGTCGTTATAAAGAAGAAGTTATCGTATGCGACTATTTACAGGAAGACATTTTAACTGCAATAACAAAGCAGTGTCATGCGTTTGTAATGCCTAGCTACGGTGAAGCGTGGTGCTATCCAGCGATGGAAGCAATGGCTTTGGGCCTACCTGTAATTTATACATCTGATATAGGAATTAAAGATTATTCTGGGAATGGTTTGGGTTTTCCTGTAGTATCAGAGGTATCATACTGCTATGGGGCGACAGATACTTTTGAAGATATTTATACATCACGAGATTTATGGAGAGAAATCTCTGTGCCAGATCTTCAGATGAATATGAGAAAGGTTTTTGAGTTATATAATTCTCATCAGGAAAAATACAACAGTCTTTCTGAAAAAATCAAAGAAACTATTAAATATTACGACTTTAGAAACGCAGAAATAGCCAAAGGACTTATATGAAAGTATATATTGGGAATAGAAATTTTAATGATGAATCATTTAAAGTAATTACAGAGCCAGAAATTTTAAGTTATATAGCAGAAGATTCAGAATGTAATACAATTATTATAGATAATTCATTATCTAAACTAAAATTTGCGGATGCAGTAAATACAATATCTATAGCTGTCACTAAACTTAGAACAAACGGTGTGTTAATTATAAACGATATCGATTTTGATTTATTGACATATTTATACAGTAGAAATCCTAACTTGCAAGAGTTAAATAACTTAGTTTCTGGTATTAATGGATTTAAATCTTTTTTATCTAATGACTTAATAAAACAAATCATGAGTAATTTTCCAAACCTAAGTTTAAAAGGTTCAGTGCTTAATAACTTAGAGTTTAGACTAGAATACATCAGAGAGAACTAATGAGAATAGGATATATTCTAATATTAAAAGAAGCTAAATACTTTGAAAATTTAGTAAACGAATTGTCAAATATTAAAAACTCCAACCCAATTTGGGTTGGAGTAGTTATAGATGTGCCAGAGTATTACGAACAAATTATCAGCATTTTAAATACTTTTGGCTGTGATTTCAACGTTGTATATAATTTAAAAAATGATGAGGATATATATAAATTAGATCTATTCCATAAATATAAAAATGGATGGACTATAGTTAAAATTGCTGGAGAAGAAACCGTTGCAGACAAGGAGCTATTAAATAGATACATTTTGGATGGCAATAAAGCTGCAATTATAAAAACTAATAAAGAATCTATAAATGATATGTGCTTTTTTAATTTTATATTTAAATATTTGAATGGTAATAAGTATGAAATTAATGAAGAAACAGACGAAGTAATCTTTAAGACATTTGAGGAAAAAGTTTTAGAGAAAGATCCAAATATGATAACCACTTGGGAAAAGTTAAATGAAATCTACAGTAATACTACCAATATTTAGTAATGATAGCGAAGCGGTTAGATCTATAGTCAGTGTTATTAATTCTGATCAAAAACCAACAAATTTATGCATAGTAACGACAAATAAGCTAAGTGAAAATAGATTAGCTTCAATCAATGCGATGTTTAAAAGCTGTTGTGATGGTGGAGAGTATTCTGAATCACTTTCTACGGATAAAAAAGTTATTAAAAAGCTATCATCTGATTTTAATATGTTTAACATTATTCTTAATAATCCACTGACAAAACATCCAAACTATTACGCCGCAAAATATCTGAGTGAATCTGATGTATTTTTAACACTGACAGAAGGTTTTGTATATCAGCCAGAATCAATAGGAAAAATATTAAACAAATTTGAAGATCAACATATTGGAGCTGTTTATTCTGATTATATAGCGCGTGGACGATATACATTTTTGCCAACGTTGCATATAATGGCACGAAGTTCAATTCCTGTACTAGAAATAGCATTTAGAAATAATTTGCTTGATATGGAAAAAATAACTATGCAAAATGGAGAAATTATTAATAATATATATGGAAAATCCATTGTAGCACATATACCTGAGCCATTAGTCATAGCATGAGCAGATTTACTAGAAAAATCAAAGGTAAAAATTATCCACCAATACAAGCAATTATTTTAGCTGCTGGGGTTGGAGCAAGAACTAAATCTTATGAACCAAGATGTTTATTAAAGTTTGGTAAAAAAACGATATTAGAAAATCAAATAGAAATTTTAACCGAAAGATTTAGTAAATGTGACATTACTGTAGTTGGTGGATGTGATATCAATAAAATTATAAAAAAAGTTGGTAAAAACGCCAGAGTAGTCGAAAATCAGTTATTTGAGCAGACCAATAGTGGAGAGAGTTTAAGACTAGCTGTAAATAATACGCTTCATGATACAATTTTATTTTTACATGGAGATCTTGTTATATCAGAAGGTATATTTGATAGAATAGATTTGGGTCACTCTTTCCTGTTAATTGATCAAAAAAATAAATTTGAAGAAAAAGAAGTGGGATTGACAATTGTAGATAACAAAGCAACGGTTTTATCTTACAATTTACCAGTAAAATGGTGTCAAATAGCATATCTTGCTCCAAATGAAACAGCTATATTGAGAAAAATGTTTGCTAAGTCGGATTTTAATACAAAATTTTTGTTGACTTTTGAGATTTTAAACAAAATAATAGAAATGGGTGGATCTTTTACATGCTATGATATTGAAAATAGCTATATAAAAGAAATAGATAGCTTAAAGGACATAAATAATGAAGTTATTGGTTGATAAAACATTAGTATCGTATGCTACACCAGCAATTTATGCTGGATTTCAGGCAGCAAGGCACGATAAATCTATCATGTCTACATTTGACACATTTGATAAAGTAAATCCAGATGTATATATCGCCGATGCAGATTTACTAGATGAGTCAGTGCTTAAAAATATTGAAGAAAGGCCGCATCTTAAGGTGTGCATTGTTCAAAAAGATAAATTTGACCAACCGCACGCCAATTTTTCACTTTTAACAAGTCGGCTGGGAGATATTTATCCTTGGGTAAATGAATCTGGTCATGCAGAAATACTTGAATACATTAATTTCAGCAATGTTGCAAAGTACAAAGCAGATGTAGTGTCAATTGAAGACGTTCCAATCCAAGGAATTGAGAATATACAACTGCCACAGGATGTTATATTTAGAATATTTTCTTCAAATTATGTGCAAAGCCCCTATTTTTGTGGATTTTTGCCGAATCCAGAAAAAAAACATGTATATGCATCTTCTAAAGTTAGCTTGTCCAGTGGTAATAACTATTATAATTCAGCATTTTGCAATTGTTACCCATTAAATAATAACGATAATATTTTAGACGCTATAGATTCAGATAATTCTGCAAAATTAAAAGAAATTAAAGATAGTATTTTAGAAAGCAATAATAATTTTTATTCAGTATCGTATATTTTAGAATTATTGAATATGACATCAGAAGCAAATAAAATTAAATTGAAACTAAAGGAGCTTTTATGAATTTATCATTTGTTGTAAATAATCTAGGGAATTCTGAACAAAATTATCAAATGATTAAACTTATCAATACAATTGCTAAATCTAGCAATACTATTGTGCCAAATGTTTTTTATCATAATATTATGCCATCAATTATACCAGTTGAATGTTTGCATATGAATATCACAGGATTGAGCGGAATGACAGGAAAAACAGTTAGTTTTGACGTTGAATCTGCTCAAACAGTGATATCAACAGGAACCCCTACTGAAAATTGGCTTTACTTATGGGATATACCTTGGTTATACTCTGTTGTAAATTATCCAGCAGCACTTGATTTGCTAGCTAAGTTTAAAATAGTTGTTCGCAGCGAAAGCCAAAAGGCGAATATTGAAAATTTTACAGGAAGAAAAGATATTTTAGTAGCAAAAGATATGGACGAGTTTTATAAATGCTTGATATAAAAAGAATTTGCGATTTATACGATAATAATCATAGTATTAGAGAAATAGCCGATATACTGGATACTTATCCTAATAAAATTTTAAGGGAGCTTAAAAAAATAGGCAAGGAGATTAGATCAAAAACCGAAAGCGCAAAAATAGCTTGCGAAAAAGGTAGGATCAAACCTCCCATGCTTGGTAAAAAAAGAACTCAAGCCGAAAAAGACAATATTGCCAGCAAACAAGCAGCAAGATGGCAAAAAATGTCAGAAGAAGAGCTAGAGGAATTTAAGAAAAATGCTAAAGATAGGTGGGAAGCAGAAAGTATAGAAGTTAAAATAGATAGACAAAAAAAGGCAGGCGAGGCTTTAAAAAGAGCTAGTATTGAAGGTTCAAAAGCCGAAAAATTTTTATATGAACAGTTGACAAAATCGGGCTATGATGTTATAATACATAAGACAGGACTTATTCCCGGAGAAAAGTTCGAAGTCGATCTGTATCTACCATCATTAAAAGTAGCGATTGAGATTGATGGCCCACAACACTTCCTACCAGTATATGGCGAAACTAATCTAAATAGAAATATTAAATATGATGCTATAAAAAACGGCGCTTTGATATCTCGTGGAATTTGCGTAATAAGAATTAAATACTTATTAAAGCACACGTCACTTAGCAGCAACAAAAGACTGTATGATCTTATCATTTCTGAGCTGCAAAAAATTGAAACAGAATTTCCCAAAGAAGGTTATAGGCTAATAGAATTGGAGATGACAAATGGTTGATGAAAAAATTATGGATAGTATTTTTGACCTCGGCTCAGGTGCTGTATCAAGGGATATTATTGAAGCTGCAACTGATGCGCCGGATACAACTTCGCCTGAATGGCATGATTATGTAATGTCAAAATTTGCAGACAGTGAACTTATTGAAATTAATGACAAGAAATATCCGAATTGCTACGGACTTCGTAGAGTTACGCGACTTTTAATGGGTGAAATTATTGCTAGTCGTCCAATTGAAGTGGCTAATGTACAAAACCCAACTCCAAGAACCGTTGTTCGATATGAAGTGACCGTTGAAACAACTAATGGTCAGCTAGTTACGATTGGCGATGTTGCGGGTGTTTCAGCCGTTAATACTGACGATCTATTTTTAGGATACCCAGATGAAACTGCTGCTACAAGAGCAGAAGGTAGATGCTTGAGAAAGTTGTTGATGCTTAATTGCGTTGCTGCTGAAGAATTAACTAGAAATAAAGATGTTGCTAAAGCTGTGCAACAAGTAACAAAATCCGCACCTACTGATGGAACTTATAAAGGTGAAGATCCTATCAGCGATGCACAAACTAAACTTCTAAATAATAAATGTCGGGAAATGAACATTGATGTTTTGAAGTTTATCAACCTAGGCGAGAAACAATACTCTCGACTAGATGAAGTTAGTAAGAAAACTGCTATTAATATGATTAAACTCTTAAATGATTATCAAAATAATAGCAAACCAATTCCACATGAAATTTTAGGAGATTGAGATTGAGTTTTAATATTACAAAAGGTCCAGATGGAATCAGTATTAGCGTCAATGGTGATAAAATCACTGATGTGTTTAAGGAACTTGCAAGACTAGAAGAAATTTTTGGAATTAGCAAGTGTGGCAAATGTGGTAGTACTGATCTATCATTTGTTGTTCGAAATGTGGATGACAATGATTATTATGAAATGCGCTGTAAGAGCCATAAATGCGCTGCTAGGCTCGCGTTTGGTCAGCATAAGAAAGGTGGAGGCATCTTTCCTAAGCGCAAGGACAAGGACGACAAGTGGCTTCCTGACGGCGGATGGATGAGATGGGATGCCGATAAGAAGAAAGAAGTATAAACAAAAAGCCCGGAGCGATCCGGGCTTTTTTATTTATCGCTATAGTTTACCGCTGTTCGTCTTCAACTATAGTTTGAGAATGAGTCGCGACTCGAAACAGCAAAAAGGTCGCCAGCTAATCTCTCGATTATAGATATTCAAGGCTTACATATAAGCCATATTGCTTCTTACTTCCGATACTTAGCGGCCTTGCAGATAGTGCAACTCTCCAAGTGTGGCGAGTATCATATCCACTTCCTGTGCCAAATGAACCGTATGATCCACTTAAATTAGCAAGTGTACCGCTACTAATTCCAGCGCCACCGCCATTATATCTAGATTGTTCGCTATTATGAATATATTGAATATATTTAGGTTTCAGAACTCCAGATGAGATTGCGCCAGCAAATAAACGACCATCGCTACCGGGAGAATCCATAAGAGGTACAATCAAACCAGAGCCACCCACAGTCTCATATCCCGGAGGACTTAAACTAGCAACCGCAGAATCTGGATTGCCAGAAGTTTTTAGATATTGATAATCTGAAAAATTAGAAAATCTAATACCTACAGAGTTTGTATATCCCGGACGAATCGATGTTTGCGGTGTATTTCCACCACCAGCAGAGCCTTCGTAACTCGCGCCACTAGGCCACGGTGAACCCCACCAAAATGCATCACCATAAGTGTATTGGCAATTTGCAGAATCCACTCCCATTCCCGGATTCGCCTTCCAATTAGTAACATATCCAGTGCCTGTAGGTAATGTTGAACCAAAATTTACAATCTCAGCAACTTTAGTAATAACTCCTACTGCCGGAGTATCTGGATCTGTTCTATCATATATTCTCAGTTGTGCGTTTTGAACTTTGACCGCAGTTGGGTGGTCAAAGTGAATAAACAACGTAGCGTCTGAACCATTTAAAGCTGTAAGCATACCAGTTGCCGCAGCTTCTCTACCATAGCACGACGATGGCGTAATATATTTTACATTTCTAACGCTGCCATATCGTGCAGTACCATCAGCATTTGTAATGTATGTTGTATCTTGATAACTAGTTGTTGAAACACTAGCACCAAATGTGCTACCGTAAAATCCAAGCCCAGATCCAGTTATTGTATTAACTGGAAAAGAACCACCTATCGTCCCATCTAAAACCTCAAAAGAAATTGATGCCATTTAAGCCTCCTACGTAGGAAAAAATTTGGTATACCTAATATATAATACACATTACCACTTATTTAAGGGACATTTCTCAGAGTTCCAAGAGGCTTTAACTTTTAAAAAACAACCACAGTTATTACATCTAATTGAAACACTATCATACTGATCACAACTTTTACAAATATTCATACGCTTATTAAATTCTTCTTCTGGTGCTTGCTTTAAGCCATCTGCAATATGGTTTATAACAGAGTTACCAAAATTTCTTGCAAGATTCACAACGTTATTCATACAATTAACTCCACAACTTCAGCTTCGTCATTCTCTTTATAAAACATTCCAATTTGAAAAGTGTCATCCTCATTATAAAGTGCTTGCACATATTTTTTAAATTTAGTTAAAGCATCTGGTCCACAATCTAAATACATATTAACTGCATGTGACATAAAATTCATTACAGTTGGATTAATTAAATTATTTTCAGTGCAGGCAGAACATCCACCTTCTTGGCTCATAGCTTGGTTAATTCTAGAACCAGCTTCTTTTAAATAAAAATATTCCGGTACTTTATTAAAAAAATCTTCTGTAACTAGTAATTGTTTAATAAGACCAGCTTCTAACATAACTTTCATCCTAAATCTCCTTTAAGAAATATCCGTACAGTCAAAATGATATTCACCACCACAACTTGATGATTGAACCTTTCCAGTATTTCCCAGCGTTAAACCCATCCAATTAGAAAACATATAAGTAGGATAAATAAAAGATGTTATATATCCATCATCAAAAGTTCCACCAAGATTAAATGGCAAAGTAAAATTACACTCACAATATTGTTGCTCTCCAAAAGATACATCTGTGCATTTTTTAATAACTGGTTTTGTGCCTAATCCCGGCGAAGCTCTTACACAATAATCACAGTCGGTGTATCCAGTTACAAATACTCTACCCCCTTGACCAGTGCAACCGCAATCAGTATTGCCTGATATATGAAACGTTCTACTTTTTCCACAGTCAAATGGATACCAAGTTACACCATTTATCTCTTCACAGCCACATTCTCCAGAAAAATTATAGCATTGCCACATCCGAAGTCCTACTGAATAATTAACACCAACGTCACAACTTTTTTTATATCCGCATTCTTCAAGTTGATCTCCATTAATATTACAATCAAAAAAAGATAAATTTGCTCCATCAATTGGTTGGCATACAAAAGCGGGTTTTCCTTGAAGATCTAGCGATTTAGTACATATTTTAGAGCCACCTATACATCCAGCAACTGTTTGGCAGCATAAACCTTTTGCATTTCCAGCTCCAGTTGTGCTTTTTAAGCAGTCATAATTATCTTCATGCGCTAAACCTTCTGCCCTCGGATGGGTGCTGCAAGAATGTTGGTACATAGGTAAGTACATAAAATTAGGTTTATGATTTTTACCTTCCTCCGGATTCACTTCTGGAAGAGGATATGGATCTTCATTACATCTCGTAGGAAACGTTGGAATTATATTTGGAGATAAATTTAATGCACTTATTTTTTCTATTTTAGAAGCAGTGCCTCTATTTAAAGTACATACAATTGTTTGAAATTTATCTCCGCTGGGCATTGCAGCATATGAAGCACTAGATGCCATATCTGAAGGTATATTACCACCATTCACTAAATAAAGCCCACTTGCTCCATTTGATGCTTTTCTTCTAAAAACTTCTGGAGAAAAGTGAAAAACGGAAGTTTTTTTAGTTCCATAGAATTGATTACCATATCCATATGGAAATTTATAATCATCTGATTCAAAATCAAATCCGTTTTTACTTCTTATACTATCCATTGCATGTTTTCTCGCAGCTAAAATTATTGGGACAGTAAATAAATTCATTATAAGGTCTAAAAGGATAGTATCCCTCATCACCATCTTTGGGATTTTCGCATCTACATCCCTTTGCTCCAGATGGAAGATCTTTTATTCCTCCTCCAGTTAAGAATTTTTTCTTAAACCAATCTTTCTTTAAGAAGGATACCGAAGGATCTCCCATTTCAGCAGAATATGGTAATCCCGTTTCTTTATTTATAGGATCTGTAAGTCGATCAAATCCTTCGGGGGGTTCGTAATATTCCCATATTTTAGTATTTGCTGCTAAAACTCTTACAGTTAAATTAGATTCAGGAATTTCGTAGATTTCATCAAATAGTTTATAATTGCCATCATCCGACCTATCCCATCTATCATAATGATATTCCCTAACTTTATATGGAATCATACCTCTTTTATATATATTTGATGATCGCCAAGCATATGAGCATACTGTAGATATTCTAATTACAGCCCTTTCACATCTCACGTTTCTAATAAATACTGGCTCTAACTTGTCATCGCATAAATTGGTAAGCGGATTGACCGGATATCTTGTACTTGTAAATGGATCAGCTCCAGCCTGTATGCAATAATTAGGATCTTTAATTTTACTTGGTCTTTTATCATCTATTTGTATTAATTTTTCAAAATGTGTGCATGATGGCAAACTAGTTAATTTAATAATCACTCCTAGGTGAGCGCCACCACCAACTGCGTAATCTAGTGGTGCATATCCACTAACACCTAATATGTCATTATATGTGAAACCGGGGCTTTGTGCGCTATAACAAGCTGAATTATTTCTTTCTGGTTGTGAATCTACGCCATGACCCACCATATCAAAATCATAAGTTAGAGCTTCACAATTTCTATAGATATACTGCTCTTTACCACCGTTCACTGAATTAACTAATTTCCAAGGGGAAAATCTTCCGGGTAATTGAGCATTCTCTGATTTACATTGATTATAGCACTCAGGACCAGAATCGCCACACACTTTTGAACAGTTTTTATTTGCCCAACTTACCATATAACTAAATCCAGTCTGATTATTTCTTACAAAATAACCAACTCTCCATTCAAGCGCATTCATAGTTGAGCATTTATCCCAACTTTGAGGCACACCCCATCCTCTAAACCAAGGAGTGGGCTTCATGACATCTCTAAAGTCTTCTGTAACAAAATCAGATCCTTCAATTTCCCAAGCTCCCGGATGACCAATGTCTGGTTTTACATCTGAAGGTGTGGCATATTCAACTCCCGGAGTATTGCAATGTCCCATAATACCATAAGTCGCTGAATTTGTTCCGGGCATACCATCTGATTTTGCTCTAAAGTAATAAGCTCCTCGACCTACAATATGATTATTTTGATTGATTTCTTCAATTGGCATACATCCTGTAATTATACCATTATCATATGTAGTATAATTATTTGGATCTAATTTTATTCCACCAACTGTTCCATGAGATACTTGCATACCAATCATTTTCCAACTGCCATAGTTTTTTCTATTAGCATATTTAAAAGCTGATATAGTATAATCTACTGGAATTATAACATCCGTATAGTCGCAACTCATGGATATATTACCTCATTTCCATCATCAAAGAAGTTTGCCGCATTATTCATAGTGTCGGCGCGTCCATAAACATAAACCTTTGGAACTCCGCTTTCCATATAACCAGAAACTGGTAAGAATCCACTTCCAAGAATCTGTATTATGCCATTTCCATACATATAGCCGCTAGCGTGCATCCAAACATCAGGCGGTTGCTCTGCTATAATATTAGCATAATTTCTTAATTTAGCCTTTCCTAAAACTAATTTATTTTTACATTTAGTTAATATATTGCTTTCACAAGAGCCAACAACTCTAGTGTGCGGAATGCTCTCTGGTGTTCCTTCAATATCTAAAATTGCACAGTTATATAGTGGCCCCATAGCAGGAGATACGATAGCTCCATCAGAGTTCGCACAAAAATCACAACATGAGCTTTGCCAATTTATAAATCCGCCAGCATTTCCCAAAGATGTAGTTGGATAAAATTCAGAAGTTTTTGGTTGATCACATTTATTAAATAAAATCTGATTGCCATTTGTATCAATATAATAATCAGCACCAGTTACAACTTTATTTGGGTCTTCTGAATATTGGGTTCCATTACCTTTAATAGCAACCCTTCCTAGAAAATCTACAGGACAGTCGTGAATTTTATTAAGTGGAGATATAGCCACTTCAGATATAACATTATCTTTTCTACGGTAAATGTGCATGTCGCTTGTATAGGCGCATTTTCTTCTAGCTACAACAGATACATATCCATCATATCCAGCTAAATTAATAGTCTGTGGGTCATTTAAATTTAAAGTAACTCCGTTTGGATGAAAATATGGATCATATTTTTTAATATTATATAGAGGATCTTCTGGGCAGTCGTGAAGTTTATTATATTCAATTTGAGCAATTAAAAATACTTCTTCACCTTTTGACTGATATATAAATTTATCTGTGGTATATGCACATTCTTTTCTTGCAACAATAGTTATATAAGTATTAGTTGGTACTTGTATTACTCTTCTTTGATCTAAATTTAAAGTAACGCCACCAGTATATCCATAAGGATCAATATTTCCTATGCCATCTAAAGTTGGAGTTATAAAATAAGAAACTATAGTTTCTTCAGTAGCTTCAAAAATTATATTTTTTCCATCTATAGACATTTGTGGATAATTTAATTTATAAGGTTCAGAACTACCGGCAGGATTTTTAATCTTTAAATAGGATATTATTGTGTTTTCAGTTTCGTCAAAATCTAACGACTTCTCTTCTATATTGACACTTGGAAATGCAACTTTAGCTAAATTTACAGTCATAGATTCGTTAAATCTACAAGAATTAAAAGGATAAATAATTTTTTTATTTCCTAACCCCATATTTGGCGTATCGCATCCAGATGGATAACATAGAAATCCAATTTTCATAATTAACTTACATTGCGCATCATGCATTAAAGGAAATATTTCAACGCCAAGTTCAATTTTAGTGTCATTAACATCGCATCCAAACATCTGCATTTCAGCATCAGCAAGACCAACCATCTTGCCACTTGCAATAGGAATTGTTTTAAAATAACTACCATTAAAATAGTCATTTTTATTTCCGGGTACAATTGAACTTCCGCTACCATGTTTATTATCATTGGTAGCATCTAAAGTAGGAAATGGATCTCCATTTAATATTGGTATCGTTTGAGTATTAGAATCTCCAGTTGCAGCGTCGAACTGTATTGTGATTTTGGGTATGTCTCCAAATCCGACACTAATCTTTTTGCCATTAGTATCTTGCGTATAGTAATTTGTTACTAAATATGGAGTTTCTGTATTGTCGGGATTTTTAGTATATTTTATAGTACTCTCGACTGTCCATCGGCGACATGACCAAGGCCAGCATTCGGGCAATCTGCTATAAAACTTTGACGAATTATTGAATACTAGTGCCGCAGGATTGTTTGCAGTTACTATTTCATTGCTATTATCAGTACCGGCTGGATTAAAAACCTCTTCTGAGGCTCTGCCAGCAGTTCCAACTTTATACGCTAAGTGTGCAGCTTTACAACCAACACCTTGATAATGTAATTTTAATACATTCTGAGCATCTCTAAATGAGTTTAACTCATGCAATGGCAGCATTCTATTTTGAACACCAACACTTCGCATTTGAACTGGGCCACCATTGAAAGTAAGTTCAGTTCCACGTAAAGGTTGAACTCTACCACTTCCATGCGGTATCTCTTTGCTATTGTGCTTTGGTATTGGCTGATCTATCATATTTTCAGGATCTGCCTTAAGTATCTGGCTAGTTTCAAATCCATCAACTTGCAGGCTATCAAATGTAATATATTTATATGAATACGGATAAGTCATTTCATATTGTGTTTTTTGCACTTTATTCTTTGCATCCGTAAGAATAATTACACCTGTTTGCGGAGATACGTCTGGCGTAGTGGGCGAAGTTTCAGAAATATAGTAGTTTATAGGTTCCAGTTCGTTAAATACATTTTCAGTTAACAAATCTCCGGGTGGCAAAGTGTCATAAGCAAATGCCAGTTGTGGTATCCCAGTCCACTCTATATAACCCGTTCCCATAACACCTGTTTGATATTGTCTGTATGGTATAAATTCGTACTTTACTTTGCCAGTTTCAGTAATAAATCTATGATAGAATGTAATTTTATCATCTTTACTATTTTCTAGTTTTACTTGGGCAATTAAAGAAGTAGCGTATGGCTCATTCAACAAAATCGCTGTGATGTTACCATCAGTAGGATTATCAGGGGCTTTATTATTAGTTAACCAAAAATTTGCTTTTGCAGTAAATAATAAACTAGCCTCACTTATTAGATCATCGTATTTATTATATACTACAAATTTTATATCAACATTAGAGCCTTCGAGAATTACAGGAGCAAGAAATTCTTCATCAGTAATATTTAATTCTGCTGTTTGATCATTTATAGTTATAAACTTTCTAAATGGCAATCTTGGATCATCTGTGGCAAAATCCATATTAACTTTTGGAAGTTGTATTTTATATCTTAATAGTTTATCATAAATCGCTGGATATATACCATTTTGGATTCTAATATCAGATGGTCCTATTTGATACTTATAAAATCTTGTAGATAAAATATCTTGTGAATCATTAATATTATATGTTGCATATCTAGGATTATCATTAGTAGGTAATGATGTCATTACATAATAATCCCAAGCTGCCCAATTTCCCGGAGGAGGTGTATCTGGGCGCAACCTTCTAATATGAACGAGGACTTCATTTCCTACGTCATTATGACTTCCGACTTTTGGGTTTGCCATTTTTTATTCCCTAGCTAATCCTGTTCCTGCATTTGCACATTCATCTACTTCTGTAATAACATAAGCAGATTTTAATTCACCATTGCACACTACGGTTAAATTTGACTTTGCTGCAATTACTCTAACATCGTGTTTAATATATTTGAATGGATGTATTGCATAATACTCTGCACCCGTTTGGTCATCTGTAACAATTCCAAAATTATCATCGCTGTTAGGGCAGTCAAATAATTTACTTAATGGTTTGCGATTAACTAAAACAACTGGAGCAATTCCATTAACATATTTATCAGCAGGAGCTAGTTTGTATGTATATACATCGCTACTCATTTCGCAATTGTTAAAAGCAACAACTGAAAAATATCCAGAATAAGGAATTGTAATATTTGTAGGAACAATAGAGCCATCAGGCTGCGTAATATTTACAATACCTTGATTAGTTATATCTAAAATACCATTAGATTGAACTAAACTACCGCCCGCTGAATCAGAAGGTATTAAATCTGGCAATAATTCTTGATCGGTTTGAAAATAATATACTTTTTTAGTTCCAACGTCAAAGAATTTAATTTGGTAGTGTGTTTTTATTTCGCCGACATTCCCGTATTCGTATGATTGCAATTGAAAAGGTGGAACAGTAGTTTTAGCGATGCTAGGAGCTGAGCAATTTAACTTTTTAAATTTACCAACTATGCATCCACCACCTCCACCAGCACCCATCACTCGCCATTCGTAATTTACTTTAACTGCAATAAAATGATCACCCGGAGATAGCGATATTTGACTATTCCTATTTGTAATTAATGCAACTTCTTTAATGTCGCTTTTTACTATAGGTGATGGGCCACCTCCAAATGGATCTGGTTTAATAAGCCCACTAGCATTAACCGCTATATCAAATGTTGACCATTCTAAATTTTTACCTCTATATATAACTCCAGAACCAGTAGAAGCTGAATTAAAATTACCAGCAGGCAAAGCCGTTAACATTTTACCTTCTATAACTTCTGGTCCACCAACCCACACTTTACGATCATCATCCCATCGTAAATCAACAGGTCCAGTTTTCCATAGAGACCTATCATTTGCAGCTTTAGTATTAAAGTATCTTCCCATGCCCGGAAGACCATTTTTAGGCATCGGCAAACCACAAATATCATATCCCCATCCAGAAAGATAGAGTGGTCCTTTATAAACCATAGCTTGAACGCTATGGCTATTTCCACTGGATAGAGGATCTTTTTTATGATTTAAATCTGTTGTTTGTCCGCCACGAACTGTAATTGCATAGTCATTTTCAGCAAAGAAAAAATAAGGATCTAAATCAAAAGATGTTGGTGATACATTAAACTGATAAAAATTTCCTACACTTTTGTGATCGTTTGGGCCTAATGCAATTTCAGTACTTGGAAAAATTTTAGTAGGATCAACCTTTTGAGATGGATCAGGTACACCATCTAATCCAATGCTCCTAGCTAATCTATCCCTATATCCTGCTCTAAACTGAATCATTATATATTTCCTTTATTAACCCTGTGCTTCAGGTGGCAAAGTTCTATCTTCTATATTTACTCTAGTGTCTTCGTCTGCCCATCCGGTGGTATCTGGAGTGGTGAATCCCGCTCCTCCATGACCAAGATGTAGTCTAATATTATATAAATCAACATGATCAACTGGATATCTTTGATTAAAAATATAAGCTGGGCTATAGATTTGATCAAATGTTGATCCAAAACTTTCCAAAATATTTGTGCCTATCGGTTTCATAGCCTCTGGCACAGGCGAAGAGTGAATATTTACACCGACATCAACATCTGAATTATTTAATTCTCTTGCAAGAACATTTAGCATATTTCCAAATATTCCACCAGTAGAATTTCTGGTACTCATAGCCTGTTTTTCTATTGATGTTGCAAGCATTCGATTAACAGGTGGTAATGAGGCTTTTGCCATTTTAGATCTTAAATAAGATAAAAATTTAAAATTATTAGCTCTAGATGCTATAATTTTATTATAGTTATAAACAGCAAGTTTGCCCGCTCTTTGTGTCCAATTAGTAAAATTATATCTAGTTACTATTCCACCTTCGGATGATAAGCTGATATTCATATCGTTAATATATGGACCAACATCGAATATTTTATCTGTAATACTCCATCTTGGTATATCTGCTAACTCAACAGTTCCGGTTTCATTTGTATGTAGCTTTTGAAGCTCTGCGTCGCATAATTGCTGAGCAGATAGATTCATAGCATATATAGATCCAAAATTTTCTGGTTTAATAGAAGTATTAGATGTTATTTGAGCTTTGCCTTTTCTACCATCATCAACATCTGTAATATATTTTGATTCAACAGGTTTTTTAGTATTGTTTGGTCCCGGCTCACCATCAAATCCAGAGAATGACCACCACGGACCCCAAACATAAGTTGTGCTTTGTTGTGGTACTGATAAGTATAAAGGAGGACAAAGGGCTGGGTGTATAGCGCATTCCATATTTTCAGATCCAAACATATTTGCATATGTAACTTTAATATCTTTCGGAATTCTTAAAGATTTTCCATCAGCACCTATTTGACCATCTAGATAGTCTCCGCAGATAAGCTGAGCAAGAACACCAAATGCATTAAAGCTAGTTGTATATTTATCGTATAAATGCACAGGCTTCATGTCAACTTTTACAAATCCTTTGACATAATTAGAAGCTATAGAATTGCCTGCACTGTCTGTTAATCCCTTTTTATATGGTTGTGATATTGGCCCAGTTAAAGGCACTGTATCTTGTAATAGTGCATCATATATATTTAATTGAGATACATCTATATATCTAGTACCCCATTCTTCATCAATATTAATTGGTGCAACAACAACACTTCGCTCGACATTTCTATTTTCTAAAGCGTTATATTCTAAAACTTTTGTTAATGCGTATTCAGTACCAAGGTGGCTATAATCTGATGCCACAACTGGATAATTGTATCCATACATTTTAAAATCTACAGCAGGATAAACACCGACCGCTTTTAATCTACCCATACCATTGCTATAAAATGAAATATCAGGTATGTATTGGGTAATAGTTTCTCCAGCCCAAGCTGCGCCATCGGGAGATATTTCCCAAACCGTTTTAGCTTCTTTATCATAATCCACCCATCTAAAATTATAATCATTGTCATATCCAGTTTTACCCGGCTCAGATGGAGTAGCGACTAAAAATTGCTTACCATAGTATTTTTCAGCGGCAAAACTTACTGCGGCAAATCTAGTATTTATTATTCTTTGTACATAATCAACTTGAGCATCTTTAGTTCCATACATATAAGAAGCTAAAACTTCTGCTGAATCAACAGATGTGTCTATTAAATCATGAGGAGTTTTCTTTCCGTTAAATATATCGGAAATGTCTTGCTTTGTAAAGTTTGTTACCTGACCTAATGGATATATTGGACTCAGATAACCTCTTTGTCTTTGAGATATGGGGTCCATTATTGCAAACATTTTATGATATAGATTCCAACTATCTCTACCGGATAATGCACATCTTAGTTCTAGTATATTAGTTGATATTTGAATAAAATCTTGTGGAGTAAAAGCTGAAGCAGTTGTTAAACTTCCTAATTCACTAGCATTAACTGTAATAGTAACAGGAGCCAGTGGATTCCAATAATCCCATACAGATCTTCCGTAAAAATATGTTGCCGATTGCCCTTGACCCCTTTGTCCCCAAACTGGTAAAATACTACCTTGGTTGGCAAACCAGTGCCTAGATACCTTGTCACCCAATAAAACTTTTTGAGTAACCATATCGCTAGTTAATTCTTTACCAAGTCTATAAGAAACTAATGTTTTTTGAGGATCTGGTAAATTAATTAGATCTGTAATAATTTTCTTTATAGCATTTTTATCAGGAGGCTCTCTTCTAGAGATTAATTTCAATCTTAATCTAGCTCTTTTTAACATGCCATATTTATCAGCTTTAAATTCTTCAGGAAGATCTGCGTATTTCATATTGACACCAGTATCATACGGATCTAAATCTTCCTCTACTAAAAATACATAATCATACATTGCATATTGCGTAATTTCATTGACTAATGAAATAATATCAATCGCGTTGTCAGACTGTATTCTAAAATCTCCAAGTTGATTAATTGCAATATTTAAAGCGGATAGATCTAATTTATATATAGTTCCGGCAAATCTAATTGGACCACCAAATAAACTAGATTTGCAACATGCGTGTATATCATCAACTAAATCTTTTACGGGATATCCCAAACTATTTATATCCGCCGATCCAAATTTTCCACCTGTAGTTTGTTTTGATGGATTTGGCTGTTTTGATGTATACGGATTATATCCATTTAAAAAAGTTCCACCATCATAATGATTTTCTTTAAAAGCATAAAGATTAATTATATTAGATGGTGTATATCTTGATTTATTAAATTTTTTAGAATCATATTTATTTGGATAATCTAATTCAGTATAATCATTATAATTTAATACAGGTTTTAAGTCCGGAACATAAAAAGAATCTAAAGGTTGGTCTAAGGGCAATTCTCCTTTAGCGGTATCTAATGTTAAGTGCGGTAAACCATCATCTGTATAGATTGTACCATTAAATCCATTTAAAATAATCCATACGCCCTCAAGTAATGAGGCAACTGATTCCATTTCAACATTATACTTTCTTCCACCCCCAACGCTCTCCTCGTATGTATATTTCTGTATTACACCCGCAAATGAGAATGTAGCTTGTTCATCCGTAGGTTTTTGTTTAACTTTTACTACGCAAGCAGTTCCCAATTCTGGTAATTTATAATCTTTAATAAAATAAGGATCATAATTAGGAGCATTTGGATCTGTAGTTTCTGGTACACCTAATTCATTTGCATGTTCAAATATAAATTTCTTTGGGGGTATGTATAAATCAGATTCTGGATTACTATAGTCATCATAGTTGGGATCTGATGTATCATAAGCATACGGGTGATCATCTTCAACTAAAGTCACTGAACAGGTAGAATTATTAGATTTAAATCCTGTGCTAATATTAATATCTGTAACGTAACATCCTAAAAACTCGATTGGCTCTTCAACGATAGTCATCTTGTATATATCCATCCTGCATTAATTGTTAATTTGCCATTTGCCCAGTCCCACGTTTCCTGTAATTCGTTTAAATAAAAATTTGCTGTATTTGGTGGATAATGATCAAGTACAACGGCAATTCCGCTGACTACACATAATGAATCTGGATATCTCTCTACTACATCAACAGTCGCTTCTAGTTGAACTTTTCTTTCCGATTGTTTTGTTGTTGACATATTTTGTAAAATAGGTCCAGTTTTTCTACCTAAAACCATAACTGGAACAATGTGTTGTGATTGCACACCAGATGCCAAAGCATCAACTGTATATTTTTTATGATTAGGAATTTGAGCTGCGGAAGTTTTACGATATCTATTATCATCTTGAATATTTAAAGTAGCAGCTATACAATTTGGAATTTTTAATTTAATATCCCTTAAACTTTTTGGTATTGGCTTATAAGTTGCACTAAATTGAATAGTTCCAGCTATTTTATTTTCTGTAATCGTAGTGGCTGCTGGCCTAATATCTAAAACCATATTAGAGTTATAAAATGGAGTATATGTATTATCTTCGAATATTTTATTTGCAAAAGTAAAAATATTAGTTCCGATTCCCCAAGGGGCAAAAGTAATTCCCGCATTACCATATGGAGATATGCCACTTGGTGCGCCCTGTGGATCATTTAAAGGCCAGCCAGAAGAGTCAACTATGAGACCTTGTGAATAAGATGGAACGCCACTTGTATTTAAATCTTGAATAGTTGTAAAATCTGTTGGATTAAAATGCGTAGTAGCGGGCGTTGTTTGAATTCCACTATAGCATAATTGACTAAACATATCTCTGGCATTGACATATTTATTACTAATGTCTGACTTAACGCCTCTGGAATCTAGGCCATTAATAGTGCCTTCAATTTTGATAACGTCATTTCCATCTTCGCCTTTTTCATAACTGCCATTAATTTCAATGTTGGCTGGGCTTCTTGAATAAAAATATGTTGTAGTTAATGAATATGAACCAGCAACCATATCTACAGTTGAAGTTCTTACAACATTATATTCACCATAAACCCCGCTATCCCATAAATTCTGACTGATCATAGTACCAGAATTTGGAATAGGACGAATACCACTAGCCCTTGCTGCTAATCCATATTTATTATCTAAATAAGTTTCATAAGCAGACTGGTCAACATGGAGTGGTAAACCATTTGGCCCATTAGTTTGAACGACTCCATTAGAAACTCCAGCGGCAGTACTTGGAATAAGAGTGTCATCCGCTACAACAGCCCAAGCCGTTGGCATAAAAGCATTGCTACCAAGGTATGATCTACCATGAATATCCGTATAGATTATACCACCAAGTAAAGAATCCTTTTTCTTTCTTTGTACATAATTATACGCTTCATAAAACGCTTCAAATTTAGGATATTTGCTAATACCATCGGAAGCACTGGGCGCAGATTTTGAAGATGGTTTAATCATATTTGCATAATTATACAATCCTGATGAGGGATCATAATCATATGTTGGGCTATTATTTTGTATAGCGTTTTCATTTGCAACTGTATTATTATAAAATATTGGTATACCTTGTGCAGAAATGGTGTGTGTTATAGTATATGAATAGTATGGCATACTATAATCATTAGTCATTGTACCATTACTACGATTAAAGACAAAGTATGATAGCTTATCCTCTTCTTTTTTAATTTCAAACTGTTCTGCCGCTGCTTTTAGGCGAAACATATTTTCTAAATTTGGATCATTTGAAGGCGGAGTAATTGCTTCAAATGACATGGTGATTTCTTGAAAGTGTATTCCGGCAGTATCTTCGGGTGCTTCGTTAATACCAACATTGTTAAGTTGTGCATACTTGTATTCTAATACTGGAATTCCAGACGGAATAAAATGACCCGGATTTGCATCATCAGGAACTAGCCTTACAAGTTTAAGAGGGCCAGATCGTAAATCTCCAAGTCTACCAACTATAAAATCATTACTATCTTGAGTAAGGTAATATTGACTTGTTGTACCAACTAAACTTGTATATCTATCAAAAGCTCCAGATGGAATAATTTTATTCGTTCCCATAGGTTCTGGGACCATAGCGCCACGTATATTAAATGTATGTTTTTCACTTAATATCGTTCCATCATCCGCTCTATTGAACTCTTTTTGCATAGAGTTAGCAAAGCCATAATATAATTTTATTGGCTCCGCCGTATCTCCGAATATCAATCCCATTAAGCTCATTTAATTAATTCCCACGAACATAAAGTGTTGTTAAGTTAGTATTTTCCACTGGATATAGTTCACCAGAACTAAATAGTGATATTCCTGAATTGTGTAAATTTGCACTTTTGATTGTCATATCTAAATTACTTAGTACTGTAGTATTATACACAAATAATGGCAATTGCGCTTCTGGAGTTTTAAACAATACTAAGTTCATTCCACCTTGCTGCGTAGGACCATTTTCAAATTGTGGACCTTGTAAGAATAAATTATTGTAATTATAGTTTCCGCTAGAATTTAAAGTTGATCCACTTGGATTTGATAAGAATAGATTAATATTATTATTATATGAAGATGGCGGTGGATCAGTCGCCATTACCATATTCATTCTACCCGCGAAATCATCATATTCATATGTTTGAATATATAGTAAAGTACTGCCAGAAGAGTTTGGAACTCCTGTGTAATAATTTTCAATATATAAAGTTACTGGTCTTACATATGGTTTTATATAATTACCAATCTGACCAGATGGTATTTCTATAACATTTCCAGCCTGATCTACCAAGGCTATGTCATTTGTTGCAACCACAAGTGGCATAGAACCATATACTTGCTGTGGCATTACAAGTGTAAGGCTATTGGTTGTAGTAAGCTGTTGAATTACAATTGGTAATCCGCTTTTATATACATCAGGCTGTTTAATAAATAGATTGATTCCACTATTATGAGTTTCTATTTGTTTGCAGAATAAATTAATACCTGAGTTATGCACTGCCTCAGCTTCGGTATATAAATACAATCCTGTATTTACAGGAACACCGCCAAGCGCATATATAGGAATTGAATTATTTGCTCCGTCATTTGATTTTATAAATAATGGAAGATATGTAGGATTAGGATAAGATTGATTGATAATTTTAATCGCTTTTAAATCTTCTGACCCTTCAAAAACTTCTAGAGATTCTATAAGCTCAGCCGTTGGATTAGCCTCTATAAAAGATGCTTGAGAAGGTCTCATTCTCAAAACCGCTAGTTGAGTTAATAAATTATTATCAGTAATTAAATGGTGATTTCTACATATAAAAATACCACTAGCAGCATCAAAAGTATAATAAGCGTATTCATTATAATCTCTTAATATAAGAGAATTGCTAAAAATATCATATTTGCCACCAAGATTAGATTTTAAGGTTGCTGAATTTCCAGTTGTATTATCATAAGATAGATTATTGGTTAATGTATAGTATGAAGCGTTAATATCAGCATATATTGCATTATCTAGATCAATAGTTGGTGAAATTCTTTGTAATAATGTGTATGGACCATCTAAAATATCTTTTTTATAGATATATAAATAATTTAAAGGGTCAGTTGTTTGATTAGAATCATCAGTTATAGAATATGCATCAGTTATTAAAAATCCATTATCTGCAACAAAGTAATTTCCAAAATTTTTATTTATATTTGGACTATCAATTTTTTGATTAAGATTATATCCAGATCCAATTCTGTCATAGATATATATAGATCCTCCGTTTGTATTCTTTGACATCCATCCTATAAATAATTTTTTATTATCAAAGTCTGTATTTTCAGCATAAAATCCTAATTCATTAATTTGAACTTGCGTATCGCTTGAAACCATATTACTTGGAACGATAATTCCGCTTAAAGAAGATACTTCATTAGTGTTTAAATCTATATTGAAAGCAAGTGATAAAGCGTCAACATTTTTTACCCTATTATTCATTATAAAATCTGCACTTTTTACATATGTAGAACCAACGCAGTATAAGTTACCACTTTCTATATTAAAAGCTGCTGATACACCAAACGAATCTAAAAATCCATATTCACGGGGATATTTATCCTGTAAAGGCATATCTATTCCCAGAGTATTATTTAAACCATATTCTTTATTCCAAGCGTAATATCTTGCGCCAAGCCAGTAATTATTCACATTTGAATTATATAAATTATTAGATAATACATTTCTAGTGCCGCTATTGTCTACAGTTAAATCATAATTATTTGTTATGAAATTATAACCTTCTCTTTTTGAACTTAAATTTGCAGCTTCGTAAGCAGCCCAAGGGTTTCCAGTTTGCGATACAGATGTTATATAGCTAATATCATAAGGAGATTTAGTTATATTATAGAAATGAATTCTTCCATATGGTAAATAATGAGGTATGACAAATTTATTTGCTGGTATATAATCTTCACTATAAAATTTATTATATAATTCGAAAGAAAGTTCTGTTCCCGGCTCTGTAATCATTAAAATATAATTATTGTCAGAAACTTGACTAATTTGACAATCAGCACCAAATCTGTTTCCACCATACTCTTCGTAAATTACAGGACTTGAATTATTCGATTCGCTTACTCTTTTGAATGGAAAAAAGTTATTCCACGATGTCCAACTATTTAGATAGGCTTGAGGTCTTGTTAATCCATCTTCTGTTTTATCTGATTCTATAGCTCTAGTATAAATACTACCTTCTACGCCACTCACTTCTACGGCAGTTCTAACTTTTGGAGAAAACCCATATCCATTTTTGCCAAGTGGAGAGTATAAAGTATGATTATATTTCCAACCATTAGATGTCCAGTTTACACCGCTAATAGTTTTTAGATTTTCTATATTTGCCGCAGTTTGGAATTTAGCATCGTAATAAATATTAAAAGTGTCTGTAGTAACACCGCTGACATATTTTATGCCATTTAAACTAGTTACTCCAGTTGCACTAATAGCGGAAGAGAATTTAATGACTTCGCCATTATATAGACCGTGACCAGCAGAGGTAATAGTATTGTTGTTATATCCTGTAATTCCACCAGTTTTTTTAGTGTATATATCTACTTTTCCGCAGCTTGGAAAATTGGCTACCTTAACGATCTTAATATTTGATTGTAAAGAAATAGTATTATTTGTAACTAAGAAAGTTCCATTTTCTGAATTAATTAAAGCAGTTCCATTATCAACGGTATTGTATAATTTTTTAAATGTTGGAGGAACTAAAGAAGTTGCAGAGTATGAAGTTTGTATATCTGAGGCTGTTAATACTGATGCGGGGCGCATGTAGGTGCTTAGCGTAACAAATAAATATTCTCCGGTATTTTCTCTAGTTACGATATACCATTTAAAATTATCGTCATCAGAAAATGGCTTTGGAGTATTATCAACACTATCGTCGCCCTTTTTACCGCTCGGCGGTTTAGGAGATATAAGTTTAGCTTTAGCTATATATTCATCTCTAGTTAATATTCCACCGTAAGAATATACCTGTGTTTCTGCAATATTTGTTCCCGATATATCAGCAGATTGATAACGTACTTCAATAAAAATATCACTATAATCTGGATACTCTGGTGTTACTGCAAAAGATCCAACTGGGGATGGTGCATAATTAGCTCTTGCCGGTCGTAAAAAATTAGGATTTTGTAATTGATTGTTAAACAATTTAATATTCATCGTTGTCGTCAAATTTACACTATAATATTCGGAAAATGTATTAGAGCAACACTTTCTTACTTTTCCAAAGTTTGACGATAGCCCATATTTAGAAGAGTCACATCCAGTACTAGGTTCTTCAGGCGAACATCCTTGTGCTGGAAGTAGGGGCGCAAAATTTGTAATAGATACAGAACCAGTACCACTATATGATGCGCTTGGCGTACTAGATGAACATACTTGAAGGTCTATTGGATTTGATCCGCTAAATGGTGATTGGGTTGTTTTTGTAATTCCGCACTCATCAGTATAAGTAATGGTGATTGTACCTGTTGCCCCACCGGGAGATGGCGTTGCAGCAGCTTCATAAGTATACATTAATTGATTACAATTAACTTCTGATCCAATGTCAGTGCAAGATACTGAAGCGTTAACAATGGTATCAATAGTTAAATTTGTATTTGTTAATTCGTATGTATATTTTTCTGTACTTGTCCATTCTCTGGTTGCAACTGCTGCAATGTCATCCGCTGTATCAACATCGTTAATATACCAATCGATTTCAAAATCATATATGTAGGGGGTTTTTCCACGATTGGTCCCGTAGTAATAATCATATTTATTTGATGAATAATCATTGATTCCATAGATTAACATGCCAGTTGCAGATGTAACATCTATTGTACTAGGAGACGACAGCGTGTAATCCCAATTCGTTTTATGTGGTGTGTAGGGGGCTGACTCAGCTTTTACTGTAATTGGCAATGTATTAAATATTCCAGTTGTTGAGGTTCTGGTTCCGCCCCATATATTTAATCCTAATCCGCCCGATCTTCTTCTCACGGCTATTATCCCCCTCTTGTTTGATCCGATGCTTTCACTGCTTTTTGAACGTCTGGATGTTTAGAAACTTGATCTCTAATCCATCCTTCAATTGTTGATTTCATTGCATTGACAATGCCTTCTCCACTAACTCCCCCAACATTAACTTGGCCACCAAAAGTCACATTGTGAGTTACAGTTACTGAACTTAATTGCCCAGCTAATGCACTCATTGTTGCTGTAAATCCATTAAACGACCCAACGAAGGCGTTTAAAGATTCGATAGATTTAGCAAAACTAGTCATATCTGGCATCTGTGGAGCTTGTCCATTATTACCACCTTCTGCGTATGGATCTACACTTCCGCCTTCTTGATAACGGCGAATTTTACCGCCTGAAGAGTGATGTCCCACTCTGCCGCCGCGAGCTAAATGAACAGCGCCGCCAGATGAAAAACTAGCAGATCTCCAACCCGGTTTAGCCTGTTGCATGATTTTTTCTACGGCTGTTAAAGGAGCGTTACTTTGTTGGTATTTTCTATTAGTATATCTACTAGCGTCATTCGCAGAAGGTTTTCTAGAAAATAAACTATCTTCTTCGGCTTTCTTTTTAGCAGCTAATTGCTCTCTAGTTGGATATTTTGCCAATAGTTGTTGGGCATTTTTTTCTGGAGCAGTCCAAGTTCTACTAGATGGATTCCAAGTATAACCTTTTCCGGGAGATTTTAGCATAGAGTCAGCTTTTGCATTTGCGGCTCTCATACTATCATACTTTTTATTACTTGCTGCTGTAGCTGCTCTTGCAGCAATATTACCCTCTGCTATTTTTTTTCTATATTCATCTGGATCTGTAATATTTGCAGCATCCGCTTTATATTTTGCTCTTATTTTTTCAGCATCAGTTGTTATTGCAATAGTTTGTCCCATATCGGCCATCTCACTTAGAGCGCCCGGAGTGCCTCTCATTGCAGATTGGCGAGTTCTTGCATTTCTAGCTTGTGCAAAATTTTGAGGACTATTAATAGCATCTCTATTAAGAGGATTGCCACCTAAATCCATGCGGGTATTTTCAATTCTAGCAAAATCGCTCATTGGATTTGCAGCACGTCTTTGCGCCGCTCTAGCTCTAGCCCCAGCGCGTCCACCGCGAGCGTGATATTCAACTAATCCACCAGTAGCCATTCCAGTCATGCGACCTAATATTTTGGCAGCTTCTTCTTTGGATAGATCACTAATTTGACGATTTGATGTACTAGCTAATTTTTTAGCCTGTTCTTCTTTCTTTTTTCTGTTATTAGCAATTTCACTTGAGGTGGCTTTTCTTTCTTCAGTAGCAAAAATAGTACCAAAAAATCCCTTTTTGGCTATAGAATCAGAAAAATCTGGACCTTTTTCCTTTTGTCTGTATTTTTCTGGTAAATTACGTTCTTGTAAATCATATTTATCTAATACATTTTGTCTATGAATATCTTTGGCAGTGCCAGAACGGAATTGTAAAGATGGTCCTGCATCATACCCAAAACGATTAGCTATAGTGCCACCAATACTACCAGTCATCATATTGCGATCATAAATATTACGATTAAACCATTTGCCAAGGCTCGCAGACCAACTATCATTAAAATCTGGAGCGTTTGCACCTTCTGGACCTGCTTCAATTTCTTTTACGGCTGCTGCGGCAGAAGCTCTTTTTAAATTTGCATCAATGTCAATTTGTCTTTGATTTTCTTTATTTACAACTGGTTTTTGACTTTTTGCAATATCAACTCCAATATTAAGCAATCCATTAGCAATACCTCCAGTCGGCTGTTGAGGCATTTGTCCAAGGCCATAACCACCGCCCGGAAGAGTATAATACGGCCCAGATCTTGCCGGGATTGGCGCTGAAAATTCTGCTATATCGGCAGCTTTTTGAGCTTTTCTTCTATCCGCATTAGCAATAGCTTTTTGTCTTTTAGCATTAGCGGATCTACCATAGTTTATGGCTCTACCGCCTCTTCTTAAATAGCTAACCAATCCACCAGTTGCATATCCATTATTAATAGCGTCTAAGGTATCTGTACCGATGCTATCGACGGCACTTTTCCTAATAACATATTCACCCGGAGTTAACATAGCTGGAACAGTATCAGTGCCTTGAGGTGTGAAACCACCATCGGCTCTGTATATAATACCACCCTTTGCCCTTTTAGCGGCAGGCGGAGCGCCCGGATTTACTGGCACAGCAGCGCCCGTTTTCTTAAATGCTTCAGGATCTTTGATGAAGGATAAATAGTTATTTAATTTAGAAATATATTCGCCAAATAGTTCTATATTCTTATTAACAGCTTCTAAAGAAGTTTTTGTCGATGAGATGATATCATCTATTTCTTTGGTTGTTAGTTTAGAACTAGTAACTCCAGCAGCTTTTTGCATAGCTTTGGATTTATCTTGGCCTCTTTGTACATTACCTCTTAACTGATCATTGAAACCTTTAATTTTATCTGTTACTTGATTTAGAGCTTTAATTTGCCCCTCGCCATACATAATTTCAAGATCTTTTAATTCTTTTTGAGCGGCAATTTCTTCTTGATAAATATTTTGCAGTTCTGCAATTAATTTTTGTTCAGGTGTGGATGTTTCTGCCATGACCATATTTGCCATGTCCATATTACCACGTTTAGCAAAAAAGTTTGCAGTTAATTGCTTTTTAATATTTTTACCAGCATCACCAAGCTCACTTAATAATGAATCGACTTGACCTCGCATGTCACTAGATATAGCATCAAGATCGCCTCCAGCCGCCATAACCTCTTGCAATGCTATAGCAGCATCATCTTTTGATTTGCGCTGTTCATCACTTCCAAAGGCATATCCAGTTGCAGCGCCGGTATATGCTTCTCTTTGGGCTTTAAACTTTTCTAATTCAGCAAGCGTGTCGCCCGTTCTTTCGCTTTGATTGGCCAGTGTTTTTAAAGATTGCTCCAGTCTATTTGCTGTGTTTTGTATTTTTCCAGCTTCGAGCGGATCTTTTACGCCACCGGCTAATTGACCTTTGGCATCTCTTAAATTTTTACCAATGCTTTGAACGCTGGTATATGCAGTTTTACCAATTGAGTTAAATTGTTTTGCAAATCGCTGCATATTTTTTACAGCTAATGGGACATTTTTACTGTAAGCCTTAGATATAGCTTCAACCATACGTCCATAAGAATCAACGCCTTGATTGGTTAAATCTAATTTACGATTTTCTGATTGATTAATTTTATCAAGTATTTTTAATTGTTCTTGTTCAGCTTCTGACCACGCTTGAAGAGTTTCTTTGCTCATCTTCTTGATGGCTTCAGCGTAGTCTGTAAATTCTTTAGTAATTGAATCCCTTGTATTTTGACTTAAAATACTTGGATTTGCATTTTCTACATTGCCACCTTTTCCAGTTATTTTATCTTTAATAATTTCAGATAATCTTTTTCCAACTGCACTACCAAGAGATACGCCAAATCCTTGCTCTACAGTGTCAGCGATCAACTTATCAATTTCTTTTCCGCCGCCTGTAGCCTGAGCTTTTGCAATACTTTGCAATCCAACTTCAAGATTTGGTATAACTTTATTCAGGTCTAATAAGTTAGTAGCTAAATTTTCACCAATTGGTCCTATTGTTTTTAAAGCATCTAAAGCTGGTTGTAAATCAGCAGCATCTGGCATATCTAAATCGAATACGCTAGCGTCTGGTATAGAAGATTTTAGTCCAGCTACAGAGTCGCTAAAAGCTGCATCTAATTCGCCAGATGTCTTTGTGGCTTGTTGAATGCTAAATTTAAAGTTTTGTAATGTAGTTTTAAGAGCTTGTTCTTCAATAAGTGTTCCAATAATAGCTTCTCTTGCAGCACGTTCTTTTAGAAGTGTTTTTTCTGTCTCCATGATTTGGAGTTTTGCTTCTAGTAATGACTTTTCAAACTCTCTAGTGCCTTGAGCTATTTCTTGATCTCTTTGCGTCGTTAAACCCTGTGCTAATTTATTATTTCCAGCTTTAGTTGCTCTTGCAATATCTGGATTATATTTAGCATTTACAATTTTAGCAATTTCTTCTTGTTGTGCTTTAATTGCCGGACCTATATCAAAGTTTTGTCCGAGTTTAGCCATGTCGCTCATTACAGTTGTTAACTTCTGTAATTTTATACCAGATAGTCTTGTAACTACATTTTCAAAATTACGAACAGCATCAGCAGCTTTATTGAATTGAGCTTTCATAGTTTCTGATCCGGTTTTTAAAATATTTGGATCAAAAGAGCTTAATTCACCTTGCGCTTTAGCAAGTTCTGTTGTCATTTTTGAGAATTGTTGATTTACATCATTTAAATCTTTATTATCAATTTTTTCAAAATATTTATTTGCATCTACTATACCTTTGCTGGCAGTTGTAAACGCCCCGCTAATTCCTTGAGCAGCAGCTTGTATTTTTGACTCATCAAAAACTTTGGCAAGTTGTGTGCCAAAGAATGTTCCAGCAAAACTACCAATTGAAGATCCTAATTGAATACCTATAGCAGTGCCAGCAGGACCGGCTAAACTACCTAATGCTCCACCTATTATAGCTCCAATACCACCTCCAGCAGCACCACCAACTGTAGCTTGAGTGCTACTTGAAGCATTATAATCAGCTTGAGCTTTTTCAGAAAGCAATAAAGTTTGTATCATGCCGTTTCTAACTTCAACTTCGTTATTTGCAGAAGTTGCAAACTTTTCCATTGCTCTGCTTAAATTTTCACCAGCCTTTTCAGCCTGAGCATTTGTTTTTGCAATTTTAGCAGCAAATACAGCTTGTGCAAGGGCATACCCCATAATCGAACCTTCGGCTGCTTTTGATGCAAGGCTTAGCCTTTTACCAAATTTTGATGGTTCGTTATCACCTTTATCTGATTCATTTGAAACTGTGCCTGTGTGTTGCTCCAACGCTTTTCTATCAGCTTCAACGGCAGCTCTATGCTCTCTTTCCGATTTCATAGCTGCGATTTGAGCAAAGCCCATATTTTTTAAGTTTTGTCCAATTCCATTAATAGTCGCAAAAGTACCGCTAAAAGCAGTAGCCATATCTGCGAATTCTTTGTCGAATTGAGACATCTGGGAAGCTACACCTACAACAGCAGCGCCAAGCGTTACTAATCCTGTATTTAGTGTATTACCCTTTTCTACTATCGCGTCTAATTCAGCTTTAAATTTAGCGGCAGCTTCTGTAGCCGATGCTAAAGGTGCTTTTAGACTTTGTGCGCTTTGAGCTAATGAACTAGATGAGACAAAGTTTGGATCTTTAGGAGCGTGTTTTGCAAATGCCGAGAATTGTCCAGTTGGAGTTCCTCCGTTTGCAAAATGTTGAACAAATCCGCCGTTGGCAAATTTACCAACTTTGTTCATACGATTAAGAGATGCGTAACCAATAGCTTGGGCTGATTTTTTATTGATAACGTACTCGCCGGGAGTAAGCATAGCCGGAACTGTATCAGTTCCCACGCTTCCACCGGATGCAAATGCTAAAGTTTGTGGGGGATTTGTTTTCCACTGTTTAATAGTTTTTAACACTTTAGCTTGCTGAGATCTATCGAGATTAAATTTAGCTACACCGAAATCACTAGATCCAGTAATTCCATTAACTAATCTAGTGGCATCTCCGGGATTATTTAAACTAAGACCTGCAATTACTGGCTTTCCAGTCTTGTCGCCTAAAGCCTTGATCATTTTTTGTCTAAAATCAGCAGACTGCTCTCTGGTAGATTTTTCAACTGCCTGTTGTTTAGCCTTTTCTCCAGCCTTAAATTCTTTTCCAAGTGCAGATTGATAAGCCTCTTCTTGATATCTTCCGCCTTTATATGACATTGGATCATATAATAATTCTCTATCAATTTTATCGCCAACTGCTGCTGCGGCGGCTCTAGACGCTTTAGCGTCAACAAATGGCATTTTTAAATTGGGAAAGTCGCCGCTTAATAGGGTTGGCAACCCTTTAGTAAAGTCGAACGGTCTTTTTGGATCTGATTTAGGATCAAATTCACCTTTGCCCTCTGCAAAGGTTAAAATTTGCTCAAACATATTTCCATAAGAGCCTTCGTTAATAGTATCTAGAAAATTACGTTCATTTTGTGCGGTTAATTTTATAGGTGAAATACCAGTAAAATCTTCTGATTTAGCAATTGCCGCTTCTAAACCTCTTGCTAATCCATTCTCAATTGCATCTCTAAACTTGCCATATGTTTTGGTAGAAACACCTTCTTTTTCAATTTTCCATTTTTTATTTTTTACTTTTTCAAAAAGAGGTTGATTATTTTTTTCAAGATATTTTTTTGTTTCATTACTTATTTGGTGTGTACCGCCACTATCCCTTACACCCGGTTCTAAAATAGCTGCGCCAATTTCATTTTGATCTTCAATTTTTCCACCTGCGGCATATTTATTAACTCTAGCTAAATTACCAATTCCTAATTTTTTAACAGAGCTTTTCTTAATAACAAATTCACCGGGAGTAAGCATAGCTGGTACAGTATCACTATTCCCACTTCCGGGAACTAATCCACCTGTAGCAAATCCAATTCTTCCACCTTGAGCCTTTTTACCAATGCCAAGAGATTTAATTCCCGGCAACAGACTTTGGCCTATTTTTAAAGCTCCAAAACTTGCAATAAGTGGTAGTAATGGCTTTAATGTTGTGCCAACTTGAATGAAGGCGTTAGCCATTTGTAGTAATTTAGATACTGTATCTTGGAATGCTGACGACTGCGTTAACTCTTTAACAAATCTTAAGAATTCTTCGCGGGTTTTTTGAATTTGTACGGCGAGGGATTGCTGTGCGGTGGCAGCATCTCTTGCAAGTGAACCACTAGAGTTTTGAGCTACGCCAAGGGCTTTTTGTGCAACTGCAAATTGTTGAATAAGAGGAATAACTTTAGAAACCTGACGGAATCCACCAAGTTGTTCAACAATTAAATTAAATCTAAAATCTTTAGGATCAATAGTTGAGAGAGCTATGCTCAATCTCTTTGCTGCTTCCATTGGGCCAACGAATTGACCTTTAATGTCTTGCAACTCAATACCAAGATCTCTAAGATTATTCATTGTATCAACACGCTGAACGCGCGTAAAGATAGTTCTGAAACCTGTTGCGATACTTTCGGCTGATTCACGGGTTGTTGATCTAACGCTTGTGAATAACGCAATAAGCTCGTTTAAACTACCACCAGCACTTTCAAATGCGGAACCTGTAGTTTTAACGGCTGTAATTAAGTCCGATGATTCAACAGCAAAGTCTTTAGAAACCTGATTAATTGCAGATAAAGATTTCTCTAAGAATGCTACTTCACTCCCAGTTCTTTGGGCCTCACGACCAAACTGGTTTAAAATAGCAATAGCGCCTTCTGTAGTGTCTTCGATTGATTTGAATGTGGCGGCTAAGTCTGTTTGGGCTAATACTTTTAACGATCCAGTTACTTTGTCGGCTGCGAAACCAGCTTGTGTTAAGTTTCTAGCAGCAACGATTAATTCTTTAGAAGATGCCCCTAGGCCAGTTGCTATATTACCAATTTCAACTTCTAGACCTCTTAGCTGCCCTACTGTTTTTCCTGTGGCTTGAGCGATCTTTACCATTTCTCTTTCAAATTCTATAGCATCGCTAACAGCGTGCTTAATCGCTCTTGTTAAACCAACAAAAGTTCCCGTAGCAAGAGTTATAGCTGAAAAGCGTTTTGCCGCCTGAGCTATATTATTGCCAAGAGAACTTACAGATTTACTGGCTCCATCAGCAGCTTTACCAATACCTCTGATCTGAGATTCAGCGGTAGCTAAATCCTTGATCTTAATATTGAGGTTCATACCTTGAAACTGCTGTTTTAAATTGTTTACAACTTGAGATAGGTTTTTAGTTTGTAAGTTTAATTCGGCAGTTATAGCGAACTTTGAAGCCATTTATATTTTCCTCTATAAAAAAAATAACATGCTGGATAAGCACTCTTTATGGGGATACTGTCCAGCATGTTCGCTACTTTCCATCCTATATTATATTACACAATTATTCAGATGAGTCAGCTTTCTTTTTCTTTGATTTTTTAGCTTCTTCTGGGGGTTTATCGATACTATCTATCGGATTTCCATCGTCATCCAGAAATGGAAGTTTATCAACGTCTAATCGTTGTCCATCACGATTAACTTTATAACTATTTCCATCTGAGTCATATGCAATAAAATTACCCTGTTCATCTATTAGTCTTTCAACGTCATCAGTATCAATAGAAATTAAATGCCCTTCTTTATTTACAAAGCGACCCTGACTATCTGTAAAATTATATTTAGTAAGGAATTGGTTCTCTGGCAAATTCTTTTCATAGTTAGAATCTAGACTATATAAGATATTAGCAAGTTCACTTGCAGCTTTAACAGCCCAAGGCTCAGCGCCGCGCTCGTTATAGTCTTCTAAATCCTTGAATACTGGCTTTTTAGTTTGTGGATCTAGTGTGCAAACAGAAACTAGATAATCAAATCTTTCATTATCTGCAACTCCTTCGGCTGTAGTGTTGTCATACGAAGTTCTTTCTGCAATAAGATCTCTAAATTCAATACGAAGTCTTTTAAGTTCAAGAGCAATAGCTTTAGCTTTCTTAAGTGGAATACCACCCTTTTCAAGAACTAATTCTCTATCGCCAATTTTCTTAACAAAATCTTTGTATTGATTTTCCTTTTCTTCGCTCCAAATTCCTTGCTCAGTTAAAAAATCATTTAACTTTGCTCGAATGATAGCCTTATCTTCTAGGGCTTTTCTCCAAGCCTTATTATAAACAACCTGAGAATTATTTATATCCTTGCGGCTGGGCGCTTTGACAAGCACTGTTACATCGCCTTCAACCACAGTCTTCATTCCTTCTTCAGCCATTTTACTCTCCTCTATCTTTGAACGGTAAATTAATAGTATACTTTTTCCATGTAATTTCGTAATTTAAAAACTCATTTTCCAAATTCCTTATTTGTGTATTACCACGATCAAGGATTTCAGACCGCATTTCTTCAAAAAATTCCCTAAGTTTTTGCTGTTCCTGTGTAGGATTATCAATATCCCAAAGAAAGCCAAAATACTTTTCCATGCTAGAAAGAGATCCAATCATTGTAGTTTGAATCTTTTTTTTAGCAGCGCCTAGCAATCTATCTTTTGATAATTCCTTTTGGCGTTCTTCTCTAATTTGTTTAAACTCAAAAGATTTTTTTAAATACTTTGAGAATTCATCCATATTATTGCCCTCTCGCTTTATTCATTACAGATTGATTATTTTGCATCTGTATATCAATTTGCACATCTGCAAATTCAAGATCCGATGAAATAATATCTCCTTTATTTAATAGCTGTTGCATTCTATTCTTTTTAATTTGCTGTACATGTGGCGAATTATAAGATTCAATACGAGCAGCTTCCTGATCCGACCCAGCCATTACAAATACTTCACCAGCATTTGCAATTTTTTCATTATTAGTTAAATTATTAATTTCTTGCTCTTTTTTATATTTTTCATTTTTACGTTTTTGGTCTATAAACCAACCATCTAAACAATCGTCATCCTCTATAACTAAATCAATAGGACTTTCTGGATTTTCATATACGCTATCATACATATTAGAATATGAACATAAAACTATTTGATCTCTAGTTAGCATTGAAGACGGTTTATTAAATAGATTTCCAGTTTTTTTACCTAAAAGCCATATAGGTCGCCAAAGCTCAGATCTAGCTATTTGTCTAAATTCAGTTGTAGAAAATGTCTTACTTTCATAATAAGAAGTAACGTCAGTAAGTCTTATTTTTTTCCAATCGTAAGGAGTTTCGGATGATTGAAAATATGTTGATTTTTCTATAATCCAACTCCATTGAGCTAAGGATGCAATACCCTCACATGTATATTGATCTAATTGGGCTTTTTTTCTAGCTATTTTTGATATCTCAACTTCAGTTTTTTGAATAGCGTATTTTATTCCAGCAAGTTCTTTCGGTCTAAAAACTGCTTTAAATGCATTATACTTTAACTCTTCGAGATCTTTTTTATATTTATCCATGTCAATATCATCAAATGGAGAATATAAATCTTTATCATAAAGAATTTCTAGTATTTCATCTTTTATATAACATCCTTGTTCATAAGCGTTATCATAGAACTGATCATATATTTCTATTGAATCGTATAATAAACTTGGATCAGGTTCCTTAATATATAAAGAAAGACCATCTCTGCGGAAGCTGAGATGGCCCTTCATTATTCTATAAATCGAAAATTCCTTCCTATCCATCCTTAACCTACTTCGTATCTTAGGACTTTACACCTGTATTAACAATGAAGTAGTTAAAACCTTGGTATGAATAAGTTGTGGTTGCATTGCCCCCACCTGTATCGCCACCAGTGTAGTTTACACTTGTTAGCTTATTTCTATTTCCAAGGTCAATCTTCAGTGTTCTTTGACCATTATCAAAGTACAGTTGGATAGGTTGATTAATTAGATTTTTACCATCGCCACTTGCACTTACTCTGTCTCCACTTAGAGAAACAACTTCGATTTCACATGTGGTGGCAATTGGGAATGTTGCATATTTGGTATATGGACGATATCTACCAAGCTCGAAGATGTTTTCACGACCAATATCGGCTGTAACATTAACATTTTGAACTTTTCCATATCCAACAGCAGTTGTTACATCGCTTGGTAAAAATGTACCACTAAATGTAGAATCGTAAGTTCCACCGCTCGCATTAACGAAGTGTTGTCTGCGGAATACTGTTCCACTAGCACTACCATCATCTTTACCTTGTGGCCCGTGCAAACCAGTGGCTGCTAAATATGGATAATTAGCATTTCCAGAGGCCCAAGGTCCACCAACATTTTTTAGTTCACCAATAGGAGGAACCCATAGTTTATCATTTCCTACAAATGTTACTGATTCTGTTGAGTTACCTTCAACTGGGAATGTATACGCAACATTACTTGGTCTCATACCTGAACACCAGATGAAACCAACTTGGTTTGTACCACTAGCTGATGTTTCTGTATCTGGATAAATCGCTAGATAAATACTTGCTTTTTGATTACTTGCAGCTACAATGTTCTGTGTACCACTTGGACAAGATGTTAAATAAAGTAATGGATTGCCATCAATTACTTTTTCTGCTGTAACTTCAATTTCTGGTACATTTTCGATATTTTCAAAAATTGCCAATTGACCAAGTTCAAATACTTGTTCTAGATTGAAGTTTGTTGTAATACCAACTGACTGAACACCTTTCATCCAAGTGATAGTTCCAGTGCCTTCTGCACGACCATCAGTTGGTGCAGCTTCAATGCCAAGAGCTTGGATTGCGTAAAAAATACGATTATTCTGTGCCATTTGTTTTTTCTCCGTTCATAGATCTATGTAAAAAGAGCTTTAAGCTAAATTTTAATACACATTAATTACGTTACTCCTGCTAATCTCACTTCAGTTGAGCATCTAGCAGTTCCGATATAGAATGAGTAAGATATTTCTGTAATATCGTTAATTACTGTATTGTGTATTCTACAAGTTTCATAAGGATAGTTATTAAGTAAATATGGATAATTATACTTTTTATCTATTAAATTACCAGCTATATCAATTGGATACGCTCCACTTTTTGATACCGTGTTGCTATCAAATAATTGAATAACTCTATCATTTTGATAAGATATAGCATCTAATATATCAGACACTATAGCATCTCTATCGCCAAGCACATAGAAAACAAAGTCACTATATGCCCACTGACCACCGCCTAGTTGATAAGGTTTCATAATTCTTTTAGGAACAGCTTCAACAAATACTGCTGGAAGTTGAATTCTGGTTTGACCAACTTGAATCCAGTCTCCTGATGATGTGAGAAAATTTGTATCTAATCTAAAAGAATTTTGTTGTACCTGTCTGAAAAAAGGAACACCCTCTGCTCTATCAACAGATATCCACTTATATGAATAGTTTAAAGATACAGTTGAAGTTGCAGCTATAGGATTATCAAACACAACTCTTCCGTTGGGATAGTCTATTCTATAACCTGAACCTACATAGTGGCCTGCGCCTGAGCTATATGTTATAGGTTTAAAAACATTGTTTAGATAGATTCCAGAAATTTGAATCGGCTGGGTATTTGTAGATACACCACTTTCCCAAGCCCAATTTTTTCTATATGACTGCCATACTTGATTTGCTGAGTAGTTGGGGTCTGCTGCTGGTCTTAATATATGCTTATCGCCACCATACATACCAGAGCTTGGAATATTAATATTATTGAATCCGCCTTTATCAAGAAAGCCCCAATCATAAAATGAAATCATATTGTCTAACAATACATTTCTAAGGGCAAATTCTTGTGTGCTTTTTATTCCAACTAATCCGGGATTGTAGGTCATATATTTTGCTCCACTATCTCAGCGATTTCTTTTTCGTGATTGGATAAGGCGCGCGTGATAAAATTATCTTCTTCGGTTCCAGAAAATGATGAATTAACTTTAAAGGCGCTTTTGGGAACCATGATTGCTCCACCAGATCTACTTTGAGAATAATTTCCATATTCAACGTGATAATCTTTAATTAAAATTGCATCTCCGGCAGTAAGCAACCATTTTAACCAAGGTAATGAATTACCAAGCTGTGTCACCGATGTGGCCTGTGGTAAATTTAATAAATTTTGAAAGTCTGTTGGTTGAATATAGATACTTAATACATTAGTAGTTGAATTTTTATTTAATCTTAAACCTTTAAAGTAAACATCAATTGAATTTGATATTGCATAAATAATTGTTTCTGTTGGATCGTCTGCAAGGCCAAAATCGAATTTCAATATTCCACCTTTTAAAGATTGTATTTCTGGGCAACTAGATAAAGCCTTGATAGTTAAATTAATAACATCGGCCCTAATTCTTGGAACCGCTTTATTAAAAATTTTCTTTAACTCGTCTCTACAAGCGTCTAGAATGTCTTTTTCAATTTTATTATTTGAATCAAGTATTTTAATTTTACCTTTAAACATTTGTGGCCCACAATGTAACAACGTATTTAATAGGGTTCTGAGCAAATCCTTGGGGAAAATAATCAGTAATTCTAACTAGCGTTTGATTTTGATGTGGAGATATACCTTCATAATATTGGGGTATAATATATTTACACCTTTGTATCTTTGAAAGGTCAGTTAATTTACAAACAGTTTGCGCTTCAGCATTCGGTACATTAATAGGAATACCAACATCCACCCAAAACTTTCGATTGTAATAAATTCTTCCATATATATCTTCCGTAGTTTCTATCATTTTATATCCAATACCATTACAATATGGACATGGAAAACCTTCTTCAAATGGATAAGGCCCACCCGTTTTATAAACCCCATTTGATTTATAACCATTGAAAGTACAATTAGGACATTCTTGACGAACCTCTGGATAAACTAGAGTTATTCTTCTAGCCCAGAGGTTGTCAACAGCGTCATTATACGCATCAAATATGTTACTAGGTAACGATAATGCCATTTTTAATAAGGTAAGCCAGAAGGTGTAGAATAGTAGTAACGTGGACGATCAAATCTGTTTGTAAATCTTGTATCAAATTGTGATACGGTTAAACCTTTATTTACAGGTGGATTAATAGTTTGATAAGCTGTTGGAGCTGCTAATTGAGCCTGAAGAACAATACGCCCTTCATTTGGCTGAGCATTTCCAGAAATAATTTTTTGTGTAACGTCTGCCATTTATATCTCCTATTATGAAAAGTAGCCAGCACGATAATCGACATATCCACGGTTGGCACTGTCTGCGCCCGGCGAATATGGAGAAAGGATAGATTTTCCGAAACCCAGTTTTCCAGTTTGATATGCGAGTTTGACATCATCGTATTTTTTAGTTAGATCATCATTAACAATTTTTAATCCTGCAACTACTCCTCTCATATCAAGAGAAGATGCGCCATCTCTAATAGAAAATGCTTTTAAAGCATAAGTTCTAAGAAGACTATTGGTTAATAATAATCCAGATCTTAGACAGCATAAAGCTATGAAGTCATCATCTTTATTACTTGGAGCAACAGCAGTTAATGTAGGATCTGGAGTTAATATACCATTATCTACTTCTATGGTATAATCAATATTAAATTCCATTTCCATATGCAATAGCTGCGCTGCTACGAGAATAGATTCTTCTATTCTGGAATCTGAAAACAGTATGCTATCAGTGTCTAAATCACCGATAATATGTCTAACTATAATTACCATCTCATTTTGCCAAGGCATATTATATGTTCCTATAGACTTTAAATTTTTGAATATCGGTAGAGAAGACGCTAATTGTAAAATCTACTTTTGCTTGGATTTGCCACGTACCAACTTGATCTAAATCACCAGCAACCGTTGTATATCTTATATTTCCATCTGTGCCATCTGTAATTAATGACGCTGTTTTGATAAGATCGCTGCCGTCTGGTTTTTGAAAAATAATATAAATATTATCAGCACTTGATACGTTTAATGGACTTGAACCATTCATAACGGTTATATTAAAATTAACACCTATATCGCCATAATGTATCTCAGAGGCCATTATTTATATTCCTTTACTGTATTCATAATTAGATTAACAGATGGCACAACATATAAGATGTAATCTATATCAGTTGTTAAATAACATGTAGTATCAAAACTTGAATTACCAACTGCCATATTAAAATCTCCTGCCATCATAGTTGTCAATAAATAACTTTGTTCTGTATCAACATAAGATGTAAAGTCAAGTTCTTGGGTTGCATATAAAATTGACTCATCAACTGTATTAAGTGTCATGTCATAATTTATATCTGTTGTCACGTATACAATATGATACACATTTATGTTGCGGATTGGATATAAACTAGAAGAAAAATCTGCAAGACAATCAAACTGAGATCCATTATACATCTTTTGAATTGGATATGGTAATAAATTGCCTTCACAATTCAAACCAATAGATGCATATAGTAGATTAATTCCACCGAGTGTTGATATTGGATTTGTTGATAGTGGATGAAATCCTAGCATTATGTTTTAATATACCAGTTTCCAGCATAACCAGAAGAAAATCCGCCAATATATTCCTGTGCTTGAACTGGAATTGCAGTTACAAAAAAGTTTCCAGTGTCCGGGGTAATGCTCATATAATTAATACTTGTATATCCCGGAACAATAAATTTTGCCCCGTTCCAAAATGTATATTTCCAGTTTGCGGATGAGAAAATAGGAATTTCTCTCCATGCAGATCCATTATTAGATACCGCTATAATATTACTTCCATATCCCGGAATAAGATAAGTAGATCCATTCCAAGCAATTCCATACCAGTTTCTACTGAATGGCAAAGCTCTTTGGGTCCAGTTAATTCCATTTGGAGAAGTATGTGCTACTGTTGATCCATATCCAGCGACTAAATATTGAGATCCATTCCAGTGCGGTATTTGATAGTTTGCTGATACAGGCAAGTATCTTAATGTCCATCCAGTGCCATCAGGAGATGTAGCGATACCAGAGGTATTAGAACTCACTGCTAAAAATTGAGACCCATTCCAATTTATACCATTCCACGCAATGCCAGTAGGCATCATATATCCACTCCAAGATATTCCATCATTAGATAGCCAAGAGTGCATCCCACCATTTAAAACTGCACAGTATTTTGTGCCATCTGATACCATATGAGTTACAGCATTTGTAGCTCCAGTTGTTGCACTTTGCCATCCAGTGCCTTCAGGTGATATTGTAGCAGTAGCGTTACCATAAGTTAACGCTACAAATTTTTGACCAGTCCAAGCAAGATCGACTTTTGTCGAGCTTAAAGAGGATGTTCTTAAGGTCCATCCAGTTCCATCTGGAGACGTTGCCATAACTGCCGCATCCGCTGCTGCACAAAAAATAGATCCATTCCAATCTACGCCAGCCCAAGCCCCAATAGGTATCGTTCTAGCAGTCCATCCCGATCCATCTACTGATGATGCTGCAATTGTGCCAGCCGCAATCGCAACAAATATAGATCCATTCCATGCCAGTTTCGACCAATTTTGAACACTTGGAAATGAAGTTCTGTACCAAGTAATTCCATCAGAAGATATACCTCCTGAAGCAACACCGGCACAAGCGGCTACTAATGCCCCATTTCCATATTTTACATCTCTCCAATTTCCCGAAAATGGTAATGTTTGCTGGGTCCAATTAGTACCATTAACAGAATTGGCTGCAATATTGCTATTATAAGTAATTGCATAAAATCCATTAGTGCCAGTCCCAGTTACCGATTGCCAATTTCCAGTTACGGGTAAAGTTATGCCAGACCAACTCAATCCATTAATAGATATTGCTCCACTGTTAGTTCCAGATGCTAAAGCGCAATATAGTCCACCATTATAACCTACGGCAGTCCAGTTGCCAGAAAATGGCAAAACGCCAGCATTCCAGAAAAATCCATCTATTGTTGTAGTTGAGTACTGCCCATTTGTAACAGCACAAGCTCCCATTGCTCCACTAGAAATTGCATTAAATTGATTTGTAGGAGGAAAAAATCTTTGTGTCCAACCAGAGCCATCAGTTGATGTAGCGGTAATATTTGATGCATTTGCAAGAGCTAAATAATTATTTGATCCGCTATTATAAGCTATAGTCTGCCAGTTAACTGCCGCTGGTAACGTTCCAGAGGTCCAAAAATTTCCACTATCTATTGAAAATGCTGAATATCTACTTCCAAGAGATATTGCAACATAAGAATTATTTCCACTAGAAGCTATGGCCTGCCAGTTAGCTGATATGGGCATATACCCAGTAATTGATGTATAGTTATCACCTAAAATATTTCCAAGCGTTGGGTATGCTGATTTTGCATAAACTCCACCAGTACATGGCAACCACTCTGTTCCAACTGCTAAAGCGCCGTTCGCAGCGGGCATCATTATACCAGCGGGAAGTTGAATGGGTGCAGTTGCTCCTGTCAGTCCAGTAGCCCCTTGTGGGCCAGTTGATCCTGTAAAACCAGTAGATCCTGTAAAACCAGTTACTCCTTGTGGCCCGGTTGCACCCTGTGGCCCTGTTGCACCTTGAAATCCAGTTGCTCCAAATTGACCCGAAGCCCCAATTGCTACCGGAATCCACGTTGATGTTGCTACGTCATATCTTTTTAATATTGCCATTTTATTTTCCTATTTTATGGGAATTTATAATATGAATTCCAGTAATTGTTTAAATATTTTTTTAAGTTTGTTATATCTGCCGCAGTATATGATGAGCATACAATTAGTTCGCCAAAATAAGTAGCGAATCCATAGCCTGTTCCACCGCGTTCAGCAGCGGCCAAATATCCTAAAGCAGCAGATGGGGCTGCCATAGATGTTGTTATAGTTGTTGTACCCCAAAAATTATTATGAGATCTAAATGAAGTAGAAGATACTGATTCTATAATTTCTAGATTAGTAAGTTGTGATGTAGAATAAGCATTAAGAATTGAATTAATACCATAACCAGAACCAGTCGAATCTTGTAAGTTATAACCATCTGTTTGAGCTAAATATCCTATTTTTGTAGTTGTTCCTTGTCCATACAATGCAACAAATGCTCCCGGAGATGAAACGGACATTCTAAAGACAACTACAATTAAATATGATCCTCTAGTTAATGCTGGCATATTAGATGATGTTTGCATATAAGCATTAGAAAACTGATCGAAATATATAGAAGGTTTTCCGCAACCTGTAGATGCGTTGTATGTTATAGCAGTAGATCCATTAGCATTGGCTATAAGATTTCTACCTTTACCACTTAAATCAGTCCACTGTGCTTTTGTAGTAGCAGTTCCGGCAGTAAAACCTTGGTCTCCTCTCACCCATAATTCTAATCCTGATAGTTGCGCTGGAGTAAATGAGAATGCCGATTTTTTAGGAAATCCTCTTGTCGAAGGAAGTATAATCATGTTGATACATTTCCTCCAACTACATATTCATTAGCAGTTCCTGTGTTTAAAATACTAATCATCGCCCACTGTTTTGCTGTTTTAGCTCCGTCTGGTGCATATCCATTAACCCCAGCTCCAGATCCAACAGTAACCTGTCCAGCGCCCTTCTGTACTACTGAGCAGTTAAATCCTATGATTAATCCGCTTGGTATAGTCAATGTAACAGCGCTTGCAGATGTAGAAACTATATTAGCTCCATTATCTGATTGTGCTAAACTTCTACTACCAGTAGCTACTACCGTTGTAGCCGAAAATCTTGATAATTGACCATCTGCAAAATATGAATTGCCGCTAGGATCAACAGAATATAATATTGTCGATGATGAATTCTGTACTTCTAAAAGATTAGCAGTTTGAGATGCAGCGCCCTGAATTAACATTGGTTTTGCAGTACTAGACTGAGCTTTTACCGTTCCTAAATATAATGATCCCGGTATGTAGACTGAGCCATTATTTGTTCCACTTCCAAGAACTACAGTTCCTGCTGTTGTAGTTCCTGCGCCACTCCCACAGGAGATATATACATTTCCAGCAGAACCAAAGTTCGAAGCAAGATTTATACAAGAAATAAAAACAGATCCTCCATTAGTGTTACTACTTCCCTGTGCATAACTAATATATGTAGTTCCACCTTGAGAATTTGCAGAAAAAGCAGAAGCTGATGATATGTAAGTTGTACCACCATATCCATTTCCTTGAGATGTATTAGCATCAGATATTCTGCAAATACCTCCATAGCCATTTCCCTGTGGTCTAACAGATCCAACATTAACATTCCCTCCATAAGCAGTAACAGAAGAAGTACCGCTGGCACAACCTAAATCAACCTTACCGCCTTGACTTGTACCTCCTGTATTCCAAGCAGAAGAAAATGCAGAATCTCCACCAATTGCACTATTCAATCCTCCTATAGCACATCCTCCAGATATTCCGGGAGCATATGGATTAGCATTTGTTACACTTCTAACGCCCAATATACATCCACCATTATTATCTACATAGAAAAATGGATCAGTAGCTAAATACGCTAAAAATTCAATATAATTAGCTTGTGCAATCATGCCCTGATTACTAGATCCTCGAACTCTAATACCTTTTCCAGTATCAGAATAACTACCAATTACTGTAGTAATATCTAAGTGTGCGCCAGATGCAGTTGAAGTATTTATAGTTAGTCTTCTTGTAGATGTGTCTATTGCTGCAATAGATTGTCCTTGAAGATTGCTTGTATCTCCATTATAGATTGGAATATATGTTGAAGTTCCAACTGCAATAGTCCCCGGTCCAGTTGCGCCTGTCAAACCAGTGGCTCCTGAGTTTCCAGCAACTCCAGTAGCACCTGTAGCACCAATATTACCAGTAACTCCAGTAGCACCTGTAGCACCAATATTACCAGTAACTCCAGTAGCACCTGTAGCACCAATATTACCAGTAACTCCAGTAGCACCTGTAGCACCAACATTACCAGTAACTCCAGTAGCACCTGTAGCACCAA